TATTTTTATATTTAATATAATAATCTGATATTAGTTGATGTCCCAGCCCGGTTATCTCTGATACCTCTTTTCTAGTAAACCCCATACCTATCAACTTAGGTATATATGACCTTTGAATCTCTGTACCTTTGATACATTTACCTTTTAATTTGTTTACCATCCTCCCATCCCTAGAAGCTTGAGACATATTGTCTTTTTGTGTACCCCAATAAAGGTTCTTAACTGAATTATTAGTAGGTACATTATCTTTATGGCAAACATAGGGTAAATTTTCGGGATTAGGTATATAAACTAAAGCCACCAATCTGTGTAATAACCATTTTGTAGTACCTATACCTGGTTGAGATAATCCTACTATATACCTCCCATTCTTATTTAGATGAGGTTGTTTTAAGTGATATCTTTTGTTTAATATACCCTTACCATTAACATCCCACCTTGAATATATTTTACCTCTCTTAGAGATGTGGTATCCTGGATATCCTGGGATATTATCATGAAGTATTTTATTCTGATACTTACCTTCTCCATGAGTATAGATTGGAGAAGTCCAAGACAGACTACCTATCTTATTCTTGGACCTTGTAAATTGTGTTTTCTTGCTCATCGTCCAAAATCTAATTCATAAAGTGAAACTTCTTGAATCTTTTCCTCTCCAAGATATACATCTAAATAATTCTCTGATGAGCTATAAGCATCTAGATACCTAACCCTAGATTCCATTCTCAAATTTTTCTTAAGGTACTCTTTAATTACTTTCTCTATACCTTCTACCTCTTTCTTATTCATCGTCTTCCTCCTCCTCTTCTGAATCTGAATAGTTTTCATATTCTACACCATCGACTGGGAATAGATTTGTTTCTATTTTCCCCAGTTGTTTTTTAGTAGTACCTATGGTATTTACTCCAGCTTTCCGTAAAAGTTTTCTACGAAGTTCATCGTCTTCTTCCAAAAGCTTTTGGAATTTCTCTTCCCCTCTTGCAAGAGTTTTCCCTTTCAATTTATACCCACCAGTAGTTTTTTCGATTACATCGGTATCTACCAATACATCTTCTAAAGCATAGCATCTGTCAAACCCGACTTCGTGGAATTTAGGATTGAAATATACAGGGCATTTGCTGATTGTAGGTCGAGGAGGCGCAACTTTATTTTTAATAAGTCTGATAGTGACAAGTTTCCCAGCTTTCCTTTCTTTCCCATTTTGTTTAATGGTAACAGACCTTCCTGAATAGAAAGCAGCTCTGATTGAAGCGTAGAACTTAAGTGCTGCACCTCCTGTAGTTGTTGTGTTATCTTTTCCAAATCCGACATTCAAAGCAGTTCTTAATTGGTTAATATAAATCTGAGATACTCCCAGTTTGTAGAATAATTCACTTCTGATACGGAAGTATTTGTAAAGAGCCTTTGCTCTACCTCCCATTTCTGCTTTACCATCAACCATCTTAGCATCGATATTATCTGTACAGTCTGTAGCTGCAATAGAATCAATTACTAAGAGTATCGGTTCATTGTGAGTTAATTGAGAACGTAAATATATTGCTAAGTCTGCCACTACGTCTGCAATATATTCAATACGGGTATCATTAACAATGGTTACTCTTGCAGGGTCTACTCCATTGATTTCAGCCCATGAATTCATCCAGGATTGTTCAGCATCTACCCATATCACATGACCTCCAAGTTGTTGAGTAGCATAAGCAAAGTTATAAGCCACTAAAGATTTACCAGAGGATTCCTCTCCAGCAATCTCAACGATTTTACCATAAGGAATACCCTTACCGAATAAGTAGTTCAAAGCAAAGAAAGTAGATGGTATATATAAATCGGTATCAGTTACTTCTGAAGCTAATTTAATCATACTCCCATATTTCTTTGCCATCTCATTTGCTGTTGGTACTTTTAAACCAACCTTAGATTTCTTTGCCATAATGTAATGTCTTTAAACTAAAGAAGGTGATAACAGAACGAATCCAATTACCACCTTCGAATGAAACCATATTACTAACCCTTAAATATCCGATTTGTATTTTCTTTTCTTTTTCTTAGGTTCATCATCTTCCATGTAATGGTCTTTGTGAACTCCCTTTTTCTTTTTCTTCTTTGACTTATCGTCATCATCGTCATCCCCATGGTCTTCGTTTAGATACTGTGAAAGTAAATCTTCCAACTCATCATAGGATTTGATTTGAGAACGAACTATCCCCTCAAGGTCAATTGTACCTTGATATTTCTTGTCCAACTTAGTTGGTTTGCAAGCACGGGCAGAATAAGTGGTATCTAGTTTACCAGACCCGGAACGAATTACCTTGATATCGTATCCAGTTTTTGGGTCTGTCATATCACCTGCCTCATCTTCATCAAGGTAAAGGTCAATGATATCCTGGTATACTGAGCGAGGAACTAAAACTCCCTTATCTTTGCCTTCGTAATCTACCTTACTACCCTTTTCATCTGAGTAAATGATACCACCGATGACATATCTTCTTCTTGGCACCAAATTCTTGGCAAGTTCCTTGTCATCTTCATCCTTAGAGTTTTTCAATTCTTGATATTTCTCCATGAATGGGCAAGGTTCATCAAAAGTAGCCGGAGATATAACTCCTCCCAAATTGCCACCCAGGTAGAATTGAATAATTTCGATACCCAATTCTTGGTCATCACCGGGAGATTTAATTCTCATCCTCAGAGTTCCCTCTTTTGGATATACTAACCCACTACCATTTCCCTTGGATTCTAGCTGTTTCTTTCTAGCTAGCATCTTTTCTTTTGTAGAAAGTCCCTCTGATGAAACTTTCTTTTTCTTCTTGTCTTTTATCATAATGATTAGTTTTAATTATTCGGTTCTGAGTAAACTACTTCGTTCATACTCAATACGGTAAGAACGTTTTTCTCTAAAAGTTGTTTGAGAGCAGGAGATAGTTTGTCCGTTTCGAATTCAAGTTCTTTACCTGCATACAAACCATAGGTAACTATTCTACCTACAGCAACCAATTCTCGGTAGGTTTTGTATTCTTCGGTAATTTCCCCACTCTTTACTACAACCCCTTTACGAGGAACTCCCTCTTTTACTTGTTCAGGGATAATCAAACCGGATTTAGTTTGATTTACCTCCTTTGGAGATAAAATAAGTACCCGATTTTCTGTAGGGCATCCAGGTAATTCTTGATTAAATTTCTCAGCCACAAGAGGTGAGATAAATGTCATTGAATAATTCATATTCTAATACTGTTTTTAAAAGTTAGTAATTATTTATAGTTCAATGGGTTAACCGTTCAATGGGTTAACCCTTTCTTAGATTCGCATTAATAGTTCTTAGTATATTCTCCCGACTCTCATAGGCTTTACATATAGCTATGAACTTATTTGCTTTTTCTACAGCTTTTAAGTATCTCTCATAAATAGAAGAATACTTCTTGTTAAGATTTGCCTTATGAGAAACATATTCGTTATTCCACCTTTCATTAGCATCCTTATAATATACCCAAGCATTGGAATAGGCTTCATCCTTTTCCCTTGCTAGTAAATCTCTTTCCTTTATATACTTATCTCTAAGAGAACAAAGAATATAATAACTAGAAGGAGATTCTCGTAGCTGAGAATTAATGATATTCTCATTGATAGACAATTCTTTTTGAATATCTATTTCTAGGGACCTACCCTCAAATTTAACCTTTAGTTTCTTTAGCTCCGTCTTCATAAACTTCTAATAGGTTTTTAAAGTCTTCTTTACTAAATTCCCCTTTGCTTATTGCTTTAGTTACTTGAGCAAAAGCCATTTGATAAGAGAGTTTCATACCGGGCAAATTAAGAAGAGATTTATAGATGCTTATCTTATCTACCAAAGCCATTAATCTTAAGTCGCATAAGTTATCAGTACCACCTCTATCGAGTAATGCTAAAAATGCAGCCCAATAAATATGGGTGGCATCTTCATAAGCAAGTTTACCATCCTCATCCGTAGCCATTACTTTAAAAGCCAATCCCTCTAAAGTAGTAAGATTAGTTTGTACTTGAGATAACTGAGTCTTTAATCGGTTAAGTAACATTTTTTCTTGTCCACTCAACCTTAGATTAACCCCATCTAAATACTTAAGTAAATTTTCGATAGAATAACCTAAGCAACCTGCAACCATATAAGTGAGGGCAGTTAACTTACTTGCATTATCAATCTCTTTCTGTGTTGCCATAATTCCATAAATTTATATTATTTATGTAGACATAGTATCTTCTCTTTTCACTCCTGTAATGGTAGATACTGAATCTGAATGCTTTATATTAGTTTTACAATTAGGACATTGTACTATCCTAAAATAATCCCCAGATTTATTATAAACCCCAAAAGTTTCACTGGTATCATATTCAAATTCGCAATCACATACTGGGCATTTAGCCCTCCATACCGTGGGCCCGTTTAAAATCTTCTTCATTTCCTTAGTTTTATGTTATTATACCGTAATATTTTATATAATACTCCAGTTGATATACCGAATTCTTCTAGTATATCTTTTCTTGGTATACCCTCTATATACCTAGAAATTAATAATTCTACATTTACCTTACGTTCTCGTTCTTTACCAACAAAATAGAATCTTTTATCTTCTATACACTGACCCATATTCATCTTAGCTGTACCCCAATATAAATTACCTACCCGATTATCCTCTGGATTGTTATTTTTATGACATACTTGAGGATAATTGTTTGGGTTAGGGATGTAAATAGAAGCAACTAACCTGTGTCTATAAAAGTTCTTCCGTTTACCACCATCTCCTACTAAAGAGTTAGATAAATAACCATTATCTTTCATAGCAGGTTTTACTAATTTCCAACTACCAGTAAATTTCGAGTATAATTTTCCAGTACGGGATATGTAATAATTACTAAACCCGGGTATATTACCCTTTTCTCGATTTTTCATATTCTCGTTGATATTTATGGATTTCCTTTTTATATAGTTCCATAAATACTTCTGGTGAAGCTGCACTAAAATTACCAATTTTACGAGTCTTAAACTTATGGTATTCCTCCATGTACTCTTCTACCGAAAAGTCTGGTTTTAACATTCTAGTATAATCATATCCGGGCATAAATGGTAATTCTTCTGCCATAGACCGGCCTATTGTAAAATCCATTGATAGAGTTACGTCATCTACTTGAAAACCGAAATACTTCTTAGTACTTGGGTTACGTAGGATATTCCAAATGGTATATACAGTCCATGTATTTATATCTTCTGGTTTAGAATACATATATACTGCATCATGTACCGTACAAGCTTCTTTCATCATTGGTAATTTACCTTGTCGCATTAACCAATAAACAAGAATAGCTCCGAAGTTGGTCATATTTGCTGCAGCACCCTGGCAATTACCCGTGATTAAAGTTCTATATCGTTTATCTTCACCAATTACCCTTGTAAAGAAAGCTCCAGATTTTACAGTAGGACACCATACTTTACCTACATAATTCTCTTTCGTTAAATTATTCTCTGAATTGTAAGTATTCTTGGTGTTTACTGATTTCCTAAAATTAGAGAATTTTACTCCATAACTAGTTTTAGTGGCCCGTACAAACTCTTGACCATATTTACTTGGTTTCTTATCTTTAAAATAAGATAGGTCACCTTCATGTGATAATTCATACATACTTGAGGTATTGTTACAAAGTACTACCAAAGCCTGAAGTAATTCTCCTTGAGTTTTATCTCCGGTTGCCCATATCGACCAACCATCCCCTAATCTCATATTCTCTAATAAGATACTTAATTGAGGGTTAGTTAATCGAGTTAATAACTTCATATTTAACTTACGTTCAGGAACTAACCTATTAAGTTTATAAACAAATCCTGGGTCTCTTATTTCCCATATCACTTGATTCTTTTCTCTACGGGAGAATTCTACATCTAATTCTTCCATAATAGAATCAATAATACCTACCTTGTGAGGATTTGCAGTATTACTCTGACATATTCTTACTATGTTACCATTCTTCAGATGACCATCAGTAAGATACCAACCTAAAAAAGCTACATAAGCATCCGAATATCTAGCTTTCACTTGATTATTATGAGGAGCTCTTATTGGGATAGCATAAGGTTTATCTGAATTGTATAATTCTTCAGAAGTTAATACTTCGGTATTATCTAACTTAGATATCTTATTTGGTTTAGTAACTACCCATCTATGGTCTGGGGTTGATAATACGTCTAGATGTTTTGTCTTTAACCTAATCATATCTCCATCATAATCAAATACATTTACCCTTTCAACCTTTTGCCATTCTGATTCTCCTATATCCCGATTAAAAGCTAATATCTCATCACCAACCTTTAAATCTTCATAGTTTACCCATCCCTTAGTTTTACTAAGAGCCTGAGATGATGGTAATAAGCAAGGAAAATTAAGTCCCAAACGAATAGCATAAGCAACTTCTTGTTTGTCGTTTGAGTATATCTGGGGTAATCTTCTCTTAGTACCAAATAACTGAGTATAATACCCATGCTTACGAAGGAATTTCTCTTGCTTCTCTTTGAACTTAAGTATCTTTGGGTGTTTCTCAAAGAACTCTGCCATTTCTTTATGAGCTTCTTCTTTAGTAACTATAATACCAGCTTTTGGGTCGGATAATTTTACTGCAAGTAAAGCTTCCCCAATACCATAAATCAAACCGAATGCAATTTGCTTAGCTTGTTTTCTTCTAGTCTTCCATAATTTATGGTCAGGATGATTTTCATCTTCGTATATTTTAGAGGCTTCCTCAATTGATACTCCATATTTTGCTGCTGCTATACCCAAGTGAGGGTCAGCCCCCTTTGCAAAAGCATCAAGATATGTTTCATCACCCGATAGATGAGCCATCATTCTTAACTCTGCCTGGGAATAGTCGAATGCCATATATAAATAACCTGGAGGAGCAACTAATTGTTTCTTGATATTTGGGTCTACTGATGTCTTTGGTATTTGCTGCATATTTGGGTCAGCCGAACTAAATCTATTAGAATCAGTACCATGTATATTATACCTACCGTGTAATCGAGAATCATCTTGGACTTTTTCATGCCAACCCTCAATATAAGTAGTATACATTTTCTGCAAACCTCGTAATTCAAGAAGCTTGTCAAGGAATATTGCCTTTGGTGAATCTGGCTTTTTAATAGTTAACCTAAGGTTAGTAAGAGTTTCTTCATCAGTACTTGGTTTACCAGATTCATTATCCTTAATCACATCAAAATGAAAGCCATCTTCTGAATACATCAATGCAGGTAAATCAACTGGGCTACCCAAATTAATGGGCCTTATTAATTCTTGTTCCTTTTTAGTTGTGAATATACCTGCTTTGATATTTGAGATTTTCTGTTCCCTTGATGCAATCTTCCGTTTATCCTTTGGGTCATTATAATCTAACTCTTCAAGTTCTGATTCGATAGATTGAATATACTTATCAATCTTTTCTTGGTTGTACTTCTTTTCGAATTTCTTTACTCTTGGCAAGTCATATATTGCTTGTCTAGCAGCATCTATTTTTGGTTTATATTCTTCCAGAAGCTTTTTATTGAACTCAGTATCTAGATATAATCCCTCTTTCTCTACTGAGGTGAGTACTCGTGAATTACACATAAATAAATTACGGAATACCGAATACATACCCAAATCAATCAACTTCTTTTCAAAAAATATCATTAACCTAAGAGTATAATCCGTATCTTGACAGCCATATTTACATAAGGGGTCTAATTCCTTTTTATCCCAGGGTATCTTATCAAACTTATCTTGCTTTTCATAATCACCATATTCTGGTAGATATCTTCTAACCATATCCTTTAACCCATGGGGTTTTTCCTCATTGAGAACATATTTAGCAAGCATCCCATCTAAACATGTACCTCTGTAGAATATATGATACTTCTGGTTTATCTGGTCGTCAAATTTCCAGTTCCATGCAACCTTAGTTATCTCATAATTCTCAATTACTTCTTCCCCAAATTTCCTTAACATCTTTTTCCAATTCCAACCTGGTGAAGTATAAGCTTTTGTTTGGAAATGGTCTAAGGGGATAGAAGCACCAAACCCAGGCATCCAAGATACAGAGAGAATTGTAGGTTTAAAACTCTTATTATAAATAGGTTCTGCATTCGTTTCATAGTCACAGCAAGCATAACCCGTAGCTTTACAACAAGCAATAAGTTTCTTAAGCTCTCTCTTGTTTTTTATTATTGTATACCGTGTCTCCATATTTTAAAATAGAAAAAGGGACATACCCCCCAGTAGTAGATACATCCCTCGTATATTAGTATTTCTCTTGTAAGTCTTCCAGATTAGAAGCTAATGCTATCCAATCTTTTTTATATGAATGAAGAGAATCAATTGTGTGATACAGATAACCGGGTTTTATTCCTACCTCTTGAGATACATATTCCATGAGTCTCCATGCAAGGTATACATCATTACCAAAGTGAGTAACAAAATCTGAACTTCTTTGGTGATAGCAAATATGTAATACTTTCTCTCCTTTACCATTCTGACGGATAAGAAAATCATAATACATTGAGCATGGTATACGTCTACTACCGTCAAGAAAACATAAATCTGAACCATGGAATATGGGAAGTACTGCTTTACGAGTATCATTATCCCTTTTAAGAAGGTTGATTACCTCTTCTAAAGCTAACTTACCAGTATCACTTAAATCGTTCCAAATCCTTTCCGGATAACTATAATCAAACTTTTTCCCATTTTGACCTTCTACCAAGAATTGTTCCCATAGGTCTTTTCTTAATTCCCAAGCTCTACCAGGATTACATCCATACCAACTGACTCTTTCTCTGAACTCTTCATCTGCCCATTCTTTTGAATGAGAGAATACAAATAACCATACTGGGTCTCCGAGTGAAGTTAAGCAATATTGTTGGCAAATCAGTTCCTTTGTTTCAAACTCTTCTTTACCTTCAATTACTTTATTCTGATAGGTCTTTGGTTTTACAGTTTGACCATAACTGTTGAGTTCTCTGCCAAGTTCTGACATTAACTCAAAAGAATTACTGTAGATTCTCATTCTTCTGTTTCTTTAAAAGTTTCTTCTTATAGGCTTTACGTTGAGAGTAAGAAATTACATTCTCGGGATATTCAATATCTTCGTATTCAAGAAGTAATTCTTTTGCTTTCATTGATTTATATGTTTCCTCATATAAATCTGGTCTGAGCACTTTAAAACTTCTAAAGAATACCTTGAATGAAGAGAATTCCTTCTCTGTGCCCTTTTGGAATTTTTTCCATATCTCTTTTATCCTCTTATTCCATGAATTCTCCTCTGCTCCTTTAAGTACCTTCTTCAAAGGTTTATGGGTATGATACATTAGAAGTGTCTCCACATTTCCGTACATTTGAGTCGCAAATAGGTTGATTTGTACTGACTGATCCGGACCATATACGTACTCTGACATTCGTTGAATTAATAGGAAATCGAATATTAACCTCTTGGTAATCTCCGAAGCCCGAACTACCATTGTAATAACTGGGATGTCCTCCCCGAATCGTTTTGAAAAAGTCGCAGCTATTAGACATTGTTTACCGTTATCATGATGATTGTTAAACATATAAGTTATATTGTAATTCTGATTGTACTTATTTCTCAGTACTCTCAGTTTACTACGCAACAAGTCAAGCTTATTAAAATCTATGTAGTTATTCAATAAGCTAGTCCACTTAGTTTCTTTGTAATTGAAACATCTCCCATAATCAAATTCGGGGTCTACCCATGCTTTTCGTATTTTTATAAATACATTATACACTACTGCTACCCCACTATTAGCCATAGCTCCTTTCCCAAATAGGATTGGGTCTAATCTTAGGAATCCCTCATTGAGTTTTTCCCATGCTTCCTGTGAAGTAGCAAATTCTAACGAATGGAGGGACTCCTCCGTATTAAGTTGAAGCCCCTCTAATTTCTTATTCCAACCTGACATGTTAATAATTAGTTTGTTGCCTCCATCTATTGAGACGTTGTTTTTTAAAGAATAAACTAAATAATCCGAGAGGAGTAAACCCATTCATCGCTAAGAATCCCATATAGAGATAGAAAGCTTTTACCAAGGATTCTTGAAAATCTATTTCCTTAGTCATCACTTGAGTTTGTTTCCATGGTCTACATTTAAGGAAATTTCTAGCTTTATTGAGTTCATAGATTACTTCCCATAGGTATAATTTCTCAGCTTCATGGGATAGTTCGTTCATCTGGTGAAAGCCTGGAGTATAGGAATTTATATGTTCCCACTTACCTTCATCCTCATAGAAATCCTCTTTACAGATAATGTCGAATTTCAATAAGTTCTGATAATCTGGATATTTGATTACCAGTTCTTTAACCCCAATAGCCATCACTTCAAATAAGTCTTTTGCTTTATTATAACTAAGTATATCTTCGGGAAGTATATTTGAATATACTAGAAGAGTAAAGAAAAAGCCTAAAGCATCTGCTTGTTCTTCATTTGCATTAGCAAGAGAATTCAATATCAATTGACATTCATTTTCATTGAACATCTCGATATTCCAACCATTCTTCTGACATAATTCAAATACTTCTTCGGTAGATTCAAAACCCTCGGTAAGTTCTTCAATTACCCTACCTATAAAGTCCTTGAGTATTACCTGGTTCTTTGCATTATTGATATCAAATGGATAATCAGGTAACTGCTCTATTTGCCTATATCCCTGCAATTGTTCTAACCCCAATTCATACATCTTTAATAGTACCCCATTAGTTTCTACTTTAGGTACTGGTTCACTTATATTTCTTATATCCAAAATGTTAACTTTTATAATGTTTACCATTAAGATAATTACCAACAGTAGCATTACTAACCTTCAACCTTTTAGCTATGTACTTGTTAGTATTACCTTTTAATTTCAATCTCTCTAATCTTCGAATACTACGTACTGTTAATGAAGTATGAGGAGCAAATAGACCTCTTCTACTTACTCCATACATAGGATTATTTATACCTTTTAATTTCAACCTACCCTTATTAATGGCATCATATACATTATCTTTTTGAGTACCCCATTTAAGGTTCTCTAAACGATTATTCAAAGGGTTGTCATCTAAGTGCATTACTACTGGTAAATTATTCGGATTAGGTATATAGGCTTCTGCTACTAATCTATGTATTTTTACATTCTTAGATACCTTATTATTTCTAAGTTTAGTACGTTCGTATCTTTTATGGAAGAAAGTCTTTACGGGATGTCCCTTATTATAAAGCTTACCCTCCCGAGTAATATGATATCCTGGGAATCCTAATATATTATCTTCCACTATTTTATGTTTTGAGATGAACCAAAACCATTCCCTCCTCTACTTCCCCACATCTGGGATTCAGTATAAAATTCCTCTTGTTGAATCTCTTCTAGTTCAGTAATATAGATAGGTACATGAATAAATTGTACCAGCTTCTGGCCAGCTTCAATAACCTGGGCTTCTTGAGAAGTGTTGTATACTCCAATGTGTATCTCTCCAACATAGGGAGAATCCACTATCTCGGCAGTAAAGATTAACCCTTTCTTAGTAGCTATACCAGATTTGTTTGCTGCCATTAACATAGATGCAGGAGGTTCTAGCAAACCTTTGATACCCGATGGGATAAGTATACGATGACCTGGTTTTAAAGCTATATGCCTTACGAATGATTCACTAAAGGGTATATCCAAATCATATCCTCCTGAATCAAATTCATTCTTAGAGTGGATATCCTCTGAAGTCAAGTTGGTTGGTACATAAAAATCTAACCCAGCATCATTTGGGTTTGCTCTGTTGGGAGATACTACCTCCCTTACTTTGATAAATCTAAATCTGTTCATAATATATTGCATTTATGTAAAAGTTGTCCAAAGGTTAATTTCTCGGGTCTAGAAACATGTACTTCCAATGAATTACACATCCTGATTACATCGGTAGAACCTTCCATACAAAGGTTAGCAAGTACATCTTCTTGCTTTACAAAATAGTTTGGGTTATTAAGGTATACCTTGAACATAGCCCATATCATCTCTATTGGTTTCATTATTTAATACACTCTTTATAAAGTTCTCTAATACGTTTTCTTGGTACTTCGAATTTCTCAACGGTTTTGGTAATAACCTCTTTTCTGTCTTTCCCTTTCCGAATCAAGCCTCGGATGTATTTCTTGATACCAACCGTATCTTCTAATACATCCAAATCCTTGTATTGATTCTTCTGTTCTAGCTCTTTCCTTGTGATATTCAAGTTCTGAGACATCTTGAATGCACATAGCTCTGAGTCTCCGCATAGCTTACACTCTTTAGTTGATAGGTCATACCCAATACCGAAGCAAGGGTCTCCATTAGTTCCCAGAGTACTAACATCTATGGGAGTAAGGATATCTTGCTTCGATAAGTCAGGAAGTTGTTTCTTTTTCTTAGCCATTATATATCTTTTTTTTACGTTTATAAAATGTATATTTCACTGTTATCCTCTATGGGAACATAGGAATAACCGATGTTATTAATAAATAGTTCCCTGAGTTTATATAAGTCTGGGTATGAATTTCTATCATGACTCTCTTGACATACTTTGACTACCATACCATTACTCCAGTACAGATAGAAATAATGAGTAAAGCATTCGGGAGTATTTTGAGAAGTTTCCAAGCTTGATATCCATATCAAATCTCTACAGTTGAATACATGTTTAGGATTATGTACCTCCCCAACAACAAGAGACTTAAACCATTCTTTAATCTTCCTCATCATAAGTATAATTAAGGTGTTTACAATTAGGACAGACCCATTCTTTGAAATGCCATCCCTTGATTTCTAAATCCTCTTTATGAAAACGTTTCTTACATGAATGGCATTGATAGCCATCCTTAGAAAGTATGAAGTCTAAAGCGAGTATTATTATCATAATAACAACCGCTGTAATTAAAATATATTTCTCCATCACTGAAAGCCTTTGATTTTCTTTTTAGTGTTATTGGGTTTCCTTAAGAGTACCCAGCAATAAATACCTGATGCAGAGATTTGAATTATCCTCCAACCATCTGATAATAGAGTAGTTAGTTTAGTATCATCTTCATCTCTGATACATATTAGTTTATCATTATTCATAATGCCTATATGCTTATTAATTGTAATCTTCTTTTCCTCCTACGGAGAAAAAGTAAATACTCATAGTACTTCTAGTTAACTCTTAATAAGGCTATGGTTAGGATGTTTCTTCCATAGCTTATCTAACAGTATTACTTTCAATTCTTGTCTCTGATAATATTGCTTCCTATGCTTACCATGCCTATCTAAATAAGGGCCAGGATAATGAAGGTCATCCAGGTATACTTTCTTTTTCGATTTATCGGTTCTTACCAAACGACCAAGAAACTGAATAGATTTTTCCTGACTATCCATGCTTGCTGCATTAAGTAAATACCTAAGCTTAGGAAAGTTTTTACCTCGAGCAATGATTGTAGTTGATACCAGGATATCTATTTTGCCTTCCCTAAAATCCCTCATTATTTGTTGTCTTAACTTAGAGGGAGTATTAACATGCACGTAGGCAATATTATAGGCATCGCCCAGTTTCTTTTTAAAGAACTTATATAGATTTTCACAATGTGCAATATGCTTGCATACTACAAGAGCAGGATATCTACCTTGATTAAGGTTCCATAGTAATCTATTATAAGCCATTAACCAAGCTGTATAACAATTGGTGATTGAATCATCGTATATTTCCTTATAGGATATACAATCAGATTCCCAATTACCATACCAAGGTTTACCGGGTACCATCTTTACGATAGTTTTAGTTGAGTAACCCTTCTTGATGGAATCCTTAAGTTTAAACTCAGCAATCACTTTACCAAAGAAACATTCTAGGTTCATGTTCTTGACCTTATCCTTAGCAAGTTTACTCATATAAATGGTACCAGATAACCCTATACGAATTCTGGTATTAAACAGTCGGGTGATTACATTCTGATATTGCTTACTACCTCCCTGGTCAGCCTCATCTACAAGTACCATATCTATCTGAGATAATTCTTTTTGATAGAATCTCATGTTCCTCGAAATAGACTGAACCATACCTATGGTAAAATTACTCCAGTTTAAAACTTTGCCTTGAACAAAAGTGATATCCTCTCCGGGAAGATATTGCTTAAATTCTTCTCTAGCTTGATTTAACCAATCCGAATCATTAGTTATTAGCAAAGTCTTTAACTGCTTCTTATAGGATAAATATAAAGACGACATGATAAGTGTGTTATGAGATATGAATCCATTAGATAGGTAATTATGATACTTAGGTATCTCCATATCATAACATGGGTATTTATCTAAGATTTCTATCTTATCTATTTTATCCCAATAACAATTACTAGAAATATTTAGTAATTCTGTAGCTTTATCATTATTAGAGCCTAAGAATTCTACTAAGCAATTAAAAGCAGTTAAAGTTAATCTATTATGATGACTTACCTGTGTACTTATAACTCTACCATAGGTTTTTCTAAACTTACCTTTCTCTTTCCAAGAAAGCTTATCATAAAGTTCTTTAGCAAAATTACTAAAAGGTAATTTATTACTGTAGTTATTCCGTTGAGAATTGCTAGGAATACATTTTCTTTCAATCCTCATGGGTATTATTTCTAGAAACTCATCATAAAATTCGCTATGAATAGTTATTCTATAAGCTATACTCTCTTTACCATTACATGAAGTCTTCTTGGGTTTAAGACAACAAGCTATCCCTAAAGATAATAAAGCTTGTTGTACTCTACGAGCATTTTCAAGATTTACAGTAGTAAAAGATAAGGATCTTCTACCATGAGATGATGAATTATGCCCATCTGTATCAAATAAACCTGCTATATAATTCCTTAAGTCATCATAAGAAGCCTGAAGAATCTTATCGGGTATGTACTTTTCATGGGCAGTACCAATTAATTCTGGATATTCCTCTTGAAGTAGTTTAGCAAAATTAGTATCGGATTTAGATATATGAAAACCTTTAAATCTTTTGTGGGGTTTTATTTCTACAGGAGTTTTACAGATTTCATCCATAGTAGCTTTAACTACTTCGGCTACTTCTATATCTTGACCTGATATAGATATGTTTATTTGATTTTTAGAAACTTGATGAATATGACCATCTCCGGATAAAGCTCCCAAAGTATAGCTAAGGTTTTTACCTATGGTATTTTTAGAATGAGTATATTCTAAGGAGATAGGTAAACAATCCCCTTTCTTTAAATCCTTGACATATACCCATTGTAGATTATCCCCATAATAAGTATATAATCTGTGATTTTCATATCCACAGATTAGAGTATAACCCTGAGAAGTAGTTATCTTTACTACCTTAATCTCATTATAAACTCCTGCATTAGGTTTTACTAATACACCCTCTTTAGTAAGGACTTTACCTTTATATCGTATCTTACCTGTTTCAGATATGATTTTTTCTATAGGTAATAACCCATCCTCGGTATGTATTAGGGTACCCTTACCGGTGCATTTACCTGCATTAACGGTGTAATCTAAAACCCCAATTTGAAAAGGTACTTTACCTACCTTATTATTGATTACTGCTTTAACAGCCTTCTCTTGTTCTGGTCTTAATTTATATTCTCCTATCTTCGTAACAACTTCATTGACTTTAGGTAATGGTTGTCGCATATCTACAACTTTAGGTTTAATTCCATACTCAATACACTTTTCATATACTGCAGGAAGTAAACCTATTTTAAATTCACCATGCTTATTAACGTAATGAATTTTACCATCCCAATTCTGCATACCTCTTTGCCTTGTACGTAAGTAGAAAGCATTTGGATGACGAATGGCAAACTCTGCATAGAGTTTCTGTGCGAACTTAAGAGGTAAGTCAAGTTCGCACATATTCCCATTCTGTATAATTAGCTTACTCATTTGATAATTACAGTTACACCTTTCTTAGTAGAATCATCTACTCTGTTACCTAAAAATTTTAAAGCTTTCATAACGTTATGTTTTAATTATTAATCTTATCCCAGAGAGAGCCCTCAACTTGAGGTTCCTCTAAGGATTTTTTATTCTTATTTTTATATAAATACTTATTATACCTTTCTACTGCTTTATCAGTATACATCTGACTTGGTTCTGGTAATCCATTACACCAAGCAAGAGCTTCGAACTGGGCATCCAAAAATTGAAATACATTCCAATCCTTTTCATCCATTAGATTATGAATCCTAAGAAAGTGAACATATTTCTCTGGCTGATGTTCATAAGATTCATAAATACCAGTAACACTAGCAACTCTTTTTATGAATTCATCATGGATGTCTTTGGTAAAGCCTGGGTCCTTATCCCCCTTGAGTTCTAATTCGGCCTCTACCTGATTAGTAATGTTCTCCTGCATGGATAATAACCTTTGCATAACATTACGATAATCAGTCATTCTCTTTAACCCAGTCTCAATGTATTTAATAAAACCTTCCCGGGTATCAAATTTAAAATCTTCACAAAAGGTATTACATATCTCTGCAAGCTTTTTACAATTTGCCCATTCTCGGGAATTACTCTCATTTATTTTACGAACTCCCCTATGCTTTAACTTTATACGAGTTGCGTATAAAATATCAGCAACAAGGGCAGCATCTCCCTTGGATGCTAGTAAAATGTTAGAAACTTTCTTAGTATTCTTATTATTAGAAACTAAGACTGCTCTATGATTTATTGCCTCCTTTCGAGCAATAACAAAAAAAGCCTCAACTGGGAAATTATCTACCTCTAAGGTATTTAATATTTCCTCAAATTGAGACTTAGTTATATGGATAGATGGTTCACGCATAAATATATTATTTTATAATATAATAGGAACTCCCTATTTCAATGAGTTTCTGATTGATATCAATTCTTGATAACTTTGGTACCTGGTAGCATATACTAACTTAAGTGTCTGACTTCTCCCTAAATCATTTACGTCTTTTCCGTCTGGTAAAAACACCACCTTGACCTTTTTATAGGCAACAAGTTTGAGAGCCAAGTTGATGGCATATTCTTTTGCGTCTGGGTCCAACAATATAATAAATCTTTCGCATTGGGATTTAAGTAACTCATTGACTTGGAATGCAGATATAGCTTTGCCCATTGTGGCAATTGCTCTATCCCCAATTGTGAGAGCATTAAGTGCCCCTTCGCAAATGAATACCGACCGATACATCTCCAACGCATCATGATTAAAGATGATAAATTGTTTTCCCAAACCGGTGATGTCTTTGTCTGGGTTATTATATCTGGGCCCTTTGCCGATAACATTTCGAGCATTGTAATACCTAAGTTGTCCTCGATAATAAAACGGGATGATAAGGTACCCATATGTTGAGCCGCTTGTTCCATAGCCGATACCGTATCTTGAAAACTTCTCGAGGCTAAATCCGCGTTTCTTGACATACCCTCGAATGCTTTTTGCAAGTTGGCTGTCTCCAAGCGAAATATTTCTAAATCCCTCAGGGAGATATACGGGCTTACTTTCGGCAAGTTCGATTTTCTCTTCCTTAAACTGTAGTTCATCAAATTGGCCATTGTTCAAAAAATTAATTAGTTCATGGTACTCAGTAAATCCTTCTATATCCATTATTAGTTGAGCAGGAGAAGGATGGGCATTACATCTAAAACAATTGGTTCTATACATAGAAAGGTTAACTCCCAACTTATGTTCTCTCCCACAATAGGGGCAAGTTGGTATACGCATCCAGCCATGTCGATATTCAAAAGCTCCAAGTCTTTTAATGAAATAAGTTTTGAGCTTAGACTTAAACTGATTTGTTATTTTCATAAACTTCTATTTAAGTAGTGACTAATACTAGCTTTACTTAGCTTATACTTTTCTTTTAGGGTAGTATCTATATAACCTACTTCTCTTAGAAATATAATAATCTGGCCACCCTACTATATTAGAGATTAACTTTCTTTTAGATATCACCTGATTTCTTCTCATACTTTTCTTTATTTGCAGAGGGATTATCTTTAGAACTCTTCATCATAGAATCTAATACTCCAGAATACACTTCATCATATTGTTTACGTTGTTCCCTTGTAAATTCCGTACATCTTTGCCTTTCGACATCGCATTTGAATAATGCTCTACCGGAAGGAAGACCATCCCTTTGTACTACTATCTCAGCTCGAAGAATATTATCTTTTTCTTCTTGCTCAGTAGAGTTAAGACCCATGATAACCTGGGCATTACGAACGATTGCAATTGAACCAGAGATATCATTCTCATCATACCGAGTAAGCCTATGCTTTTTACCTTCACGAGTAATGTGATGAGCAGTCCATATAATGTCTAAATGTAATTCCTCTGCCAGATTCTGAAGATCTACGTATACATTAGATATTCTTTCGAAATCTTCCCTATCCCCCGCTATTGATGCAAGTTTACCAGCGTAGTCAACCATAAGAACTTTAATATCGATTCCTTGATTACGAAGTTGAATTATCTTTTCCCTTATATAAGTGGTATTAGTAATCATTGCTGGTACACGCTCAACCACTAATTCAACTCCAAACCTTGCAAGTTTCCTTAAATGCTTTGCCTCAAGTTTATCATATTCACCCGAGTATAATTCCTTCTTGGTTTTATTAATACTGGATTGAATAAAACGGTCCATGATTTGTTCTTGGCCATTTTCTGTATCAATATATAATACTGACTTCTTCATTCTGAGATAACCTCTTGCAAGGTTTACCATAAAGAAGGTTTTCTTTGCCTTGGGTTTATCTAGTATCACATTAACAGAATGCTCTGGATAACCTCCTGCATTAGTTAGTTCATTCAACTGCCTAAATGGGCAAGGTATAACTGAAGGTTCTGATTGTCTTCTAAACTGTCTCTCGGTAATATCCCGAATCATATATAAAGGTTCATCTTCTTTCTTAGGTTTACTTTTCTGAAGTACCTTTTCAATCTTCCTCGAATACTCTTCGTATTGTTCGAAGTTATCCAAATCGAAGGAATCATTTAAGTTCTTCATCTCAACATAAGTAGAGAACTGATATATCTTTTCTTTTATATAATCAGAATCCGATAGGGGTATATGATAGAGATTACTTATTAGTTTATTGATATTGGGTATATCATCTTTAGTTACCAAATCCACATAGGTTTTAGATTCTAGTAACTCTTTTAATACTTCCTTTAAGATATTCTCGGAGGGCATTCTGCCTTGCTTCTTAAAATATTTTGATATACCCTCGAAGATAAGGGAGTGTTCTATGAGAACCAGGTAATTGGATTTAATCCTTTTGAGTACTAATCCTCCTTCCTTATCTTTTAAAACAAACCTGAGTATCTCGAACTGAAACTCAGGGGAAAAACTGAACTTGATGTTGTCTTTAAATTTCTTCATATCTATATTGCAATATTATATAAACTAATAGATTTTGATAGTACCGAGATAGTTCTAAGTATGTTGACATCTATCTAGAAACTACTAATCCACTACCTTAAGCTCCCGAATATTTAATATTATTATTTTATATAAGAAAAAATACTTATATTTGCATAACGAATATTTAAAAACATGGGAAAAAGTAAAGGAAATAACGGTTCAGAGCTTCATCGATTAAAACCTATGCAAGAATATGATGAAGCTACTTTCAACAGACTTTATAAAGTCTGTAAGCCAGTAATTAGAAACCTTACCAGACAGATTGATTATAAACGGTTTAATCTTACACCGGATATTATCCAATCTTATTTCTGGGATAAGATGTTATTTGTTTTCAACAAATACTATGGTGAATGTACTGAAGAACATCTTAAAGCAAGAATCCTTGCATCACTTAGTACATTCAAAAACAAATTGCTTCGTTCTGCATACGGAGAACAAGCAGAGTATAATCAAAGCCTCTTTAAACTTGATGACTTATTCGACAATGACAAAGAATTAGAGGATGATACCGAAGAAGAGAAAGCTAAATCAGAAATGCTTGATATGATGTATACTTATATGAAGGATAAGCTTTCTCCAGATGCCTATCTTTTATTTGAGGTATTAATTACTCCTCCCCCTTTTATCAAGGAAAGGCTTGAAAATAGTACTCGAATAACTAATATAATGCTTATCGAATTTTTCGAAATGCCTAAGACTAATGAATCTATGAGATATATATCAGAACTTAGACAAGATATACAATATTGGGAAGACCGAGCTAAAGAAGAACTTAAGTATTAACACAAAAGAAAAGGGGCGTTTCCCAACGTCCCTCTCCCAATTAATTTTTACTACGCAAAACACAGATTGTAAACAAATGTTTACTCTTAAACAATACAAATAATACACATGAGTTTTAATTTTATGATGATATCTTTTGGATATATCGTAATGTAATAGTCGGTGGCAATTTTTCAATATCCAAAGTTTCTACCGAAGTTTCTTGTAAGAAAGATTCCCCTAATAGGTTCCAGCTTACTACGATAGCACCATCTTGAATACCCTTGGTAGGAGTTCCTCTACCGAAATCTCCATTCAATCCCGTCTCCCTATTAAAGAAAGATTGAGGACGAACGTTCTCCCAGTTATTGGCATCATCTTGTTTACCTTTAGATACACCAAGAGCATGCCTATGCTTAGGAAGGTCATCACCTTTAATAGAGATTAAGAAATTACCCTTAGTTGGTGTATAGTAATCTCCAACATTCTGTAACATTACTTCATCTCCAATTTGAACACCTCCAGCTTGGTAACCAATAACTATTCTACCAGCTGCCTTAGTATATTCTGCCCAACCATCGGGTATTACATCGGTTTCCCAAAGAATAATAGAACCGATTGGTAAGTTAGCAGTACTCAGAGATTCAGAGAATTCTTTTCTGATAGCCTCAATTTGACTATCAATGTATTGCTTGATATTTAACTTAGTACCCGATTCATCTACTACTGGAAAGCCTGAATTTATCTGTTCTACTCTTTTCACTGATTCTTTCATCATACTCTGGGCAGCAGTAGTATAAGGGATTTCTTGGAACTTACCTTGATAGGGTACGATAGCAAAGTTCTCATTTCGTTTGGTCATTGCATCAGTACCCTTACCATATACTCCGATAAGAACAACGGAAGTTTTATTATTAGAGTAATAAGGGCAAGCACTCTCTACCATCTCTAGAAGATTGCTATAGGTCATATCGTAATTAGAATATACATCATTATTAATGATATCCGGTGTACGATTCTCTTCGGCAATCGGATAATAAATATCCAGAGACTTTTTAAACAAGGTGTAGAAGCTTTCGGAGGATTCATTCCAATAAGCTACAAAGTCTACTGGATTATCTACTGGTTCAGAAATAGTAGTATGTACTGCAAAGAGTAATACTTCTTCTGTTGAACCTTGGGTACCTTGGATGTTCTCAATAGTAATCGTTTGTTCATCGGATATAAATACATACCCATCTCTTGAAATACATCCAAAGTTCACGTCTGGCAATTCTCCATCTTCTGAGGCCTTTGCCATATACCTTGCCATAATCCTATCCTTGATTACATTGGCATACTTACTTCCAGCAACTCCCTGAGGAGATACCACTAACTTGTTACCATTTATGGTAGCTGAGCCAAATCCACAGAATGGTCCTAAACCAGAAGGAGCAGCAATTGCCTCTGCTGCTTCCTTTGATTTAATAATACCTTCATACTTAAAGTACGTCTTCATTGTCCTTAGTATTTTTAAATTGATTCTTTTGTTCTGACATATCCTTAAATGCTTCACCTACATCCTTGAACTTTAAGGTTAACAATTTAAAGAGTATTCTCCATATACTATACCGTTTCTTAATACCATGTATTTCACAGATGTGTCCATATATACTATCTACTTCGAAACAGTAGCATATTACCATAATCGTTATTGATACCACTATTGGGTTCATCCCATAGGGTTCTCCAATAGCTTTACCAAGTACAGCACCAAGTAGAACATAGCAGATATAATCTACTATCTTGTTTAGAGTTCTTCTTCCAGCTCTAGATTTTCGAATTTCGATTTTCTGTAACCTACTTGCAGATAACCCAAACCATAAGTCTGATAGGATTAGAATTATTGCAAGGATTATCATCCATCTCAAATTATACAGGATTTGTGTACACTCTCCCAATATACCCACAGTGAATGTCTTGAATAAAGACTGAGTTGTGGTTTCTGTTATTCTATCGATTGTTGAATTTATCATTGTTCTACTATTTGCCAAGATTGATTACTGTAAGTTGTAATGGTAAATGTTTTCTCTGAGAGGTCATCATGTTCCCATTCTAACTTTTGAGGACTAACAATTAAAAGGTCTGCATCTACTACGGTGAACTTAGTTCTCTTCGAAGTATCTACCACTGATTCGAATATATACTCTCCAGCTTGTGCAGTTACAAATTCATAACCAGCACCACCTGCGTCATAAGTAGTTACTTTACCAACTTCCCTTATTCGACTATCGAAGTCAGGTTTATTAGAAGTACACTTGATTAAAGTAGATACTTGTTTAACATTCCCCTTTAATTCTGCATAAGTGGGAGTACAAGAAATCTCGATGATTGTAGGATAATCTTCCAGTATTACTTGACATCTTAATGAAGAACCATCATCTGCCACAAAGGTATAAGTCCCAGCCTTGGTAAGAACAATTTCCTCATCAAGGTTATAGGTTTCCCCGTTCTCATCACAGGTAGCAGTACCACTTACATTGATCCCATTTTTCATTTCCTCAAGATGGAACTTACAAGCAGACTTCTCATCCAGTAATTGGTATACTGCATAAGTATCATCTATCTGGTCTTCTGGTAATGCCCAGTTGGGTTCTTTCCAATGACTGTCTGTAGCATCCGAAGGTACTATCTTTAATTTATTCTGATATACTACTGGAGAGTTATTAACTACCAAAGTAGTCTTAGCAGTAGGATAAGCTACAGACTGGAAGGTATAAGTCCCTGCCCTATTTGCAGTATATACATAACCATTCTGAGCATCAAAGGTTTCCCCAGTTTCAATTACCCTTACTCTGTAATCATCCCCATTACCAGAAATACGTTGTATCTTTACTGTAGCTTTTGCAGAGCCATTGAATAATGTGACTGTTGGTGGGCTAACAGTAATTCTATATACTGCAGTCTTACCAGATACTACTTTGAATATACCTACACCTTCATCGGTTTCCCTTTTATCCAGTGTACATTTAAACTTATAAGTACCATAACTATTAGCAGTAAACTTATCCCCGTTCTTAAACAACTTAGTATCACCAATTAGCCTACAATATAGTTCACCAGTAAATGATTCTGGGTAATTCGATTCGATGGTAAGAGTGGTAGTAGCATCCTTGATACTTTGCTTATTCCCAACTCTAAATTCAGAAGGTGTACATCTTACCTTATATGTAATCTCTTCTCGAGTTACAACAAAGGAAGTTTGCTTCACTGGGAACTCTACTACCTCGAATATATAGGTACCTGGTTCGGAAAACTCCCAAGTTGAACCAGAGACTTTCACTATATCCGTACCGGATAATCGTACATTACAGGTTTTCACGGTACCCTTATAGGATACGTTTGCCCTTACTACTGTACTTACTTTTAGGTTAGTAGGAGTTATCTTTCCAGTAATAGGGTCACAAGTAATAGAATATACTCGATTATAAGATTCTTGATTAACCGTGATTTGGGTTACCTTAGTAGGGTCTCCCACACTTCTAAAATAATAAGTACCTGCTCTGGGTATATTAAAAATGGAACCACTTTCGTGTTTAGTGTAACCCCAATTTATATTATCACTGGATATCTGATATCTTAGGTCGGCATTTATCCAATCTGAAGTTACAGTTACCTTTACCGGTACTTCATATACCTCTAAAGTAATAAGATTGGGTTGGTCCGGATTTACTAACTCAGCTTTAATTGTATACCCATCATTTACGGTAAACCCATATTGAATATCGAAAGATACATGATAGGGTATGAATCTTTTAAAGAAAGCCTCTACGGCTTCTCTAAATTTTCTGAAAGCTGCCGAGTTCGAAGTATATCCATGACCGGTAAGTCTAAAGGTTACCGGTATACATTGAGAACAATCGAAAGTATTATCATAGGTATACTTATCGTCATAATGGTAATACTGGTCAAAGTGCGGATTACCTTTTACCCAACCATCATAACTATCAGCCTTTGCAGGGTCAGTTACTACGCAGGTTAACCCATACAGCCTCATCATTATTTCGAAGAACTCAGAGGTACCTCTTATTTTAAAAAGAGATATCGAATACTTCAGGATGTTTCTTACTTGAGTACTGGTTAAAGTAAAGGGTCCCTCCTTTGGTATTATCCAAAGCTTAGATAACTCTTGGAGTTTAGCATCGGAGTAGAACCCATTAAAGTACTCTGCCCATTTCTGTGCATCTATTGTGTTCCCATAAGCAAAGGGCATTTCTCCAAGAAATTGCCAAAGGAAATTGAGATACATATCTGGGGTTTTATCTATATCGATAATATCCAATATATTCTCAATATCCTTTGTAATGTAATCTTCAAAATGCTCTCCACAAATTTCTAGAAACCTCTCTAAGATGCCTTTGCCATTTACCTTATAGGTATCTTGAGCTTTATACTCGAATGGCAAAAAGTCGATTAGATTTTTGAGGTTTATCATTATACAATTTCTTTTACGGTTAAAGTCAATTGTGAAGCGTTTTCAAATACTGGTAAATTAAAACCGGGGTCTTCATAGTCATGGTTGGGTTCTGATACCGTAATAGAATATCTGTAACCAGACTGATAGCTATTGTTCTGAATATCCAAAGAGAAGTCAAAACCATTAGCCTTATCTATTACCTGTATAGAATTACCTACAGTACCAGTAGCCATATACCCATTTGATACCGAACGTACTGTAAAGGTAGTTGAGGAATTGAAGGTAATATAGTAAGTCATAGACCCTTTAGCCTTGTTTAATTTAAACTGGCCCAGGTTTAGTTCCTTATTACCATAAATGGTAGTAGGCCAAGGTTTAATATAAAACTTGGTAAGGTGAAGGTAATCTACGGTTGATAAGTTATCAATTAAGGCATAAATATCTGATACCCTTACGCTCCCTCCTATCTGAGCTTGCTCTGGAGAATAGGCATTATACAGAGCCGTAAGAATTTGAGTTTGTATCTCTGCAGTCTTATAAGACTTCTTACCGGTAACACCCATCTCTAGAATAATCTGAACCTTACCTGCAGATTTAACCTTTAACCAAGTAGTCATAGGTGCTCTTTGAGATAATAGGTTGTATACCCTATTTATTAATTCAGAAGAAGCAACAGCTCCACCATCAGGACTGATATATACTGTAAGCTTTCTACCACATTCATAATCGGCTTTAGCTTTGTTTACCCCATCAACCAACATAGCCAAACTTTCGAAATCCTCTTTGGTAATTGCTACTCCCAAAGTCTTTACACTCAAAGGTATATGTTCCTTAAGCATTATAAAGTTCTCATAGTTTGAACCACCTCCAGCATCATAAGCATTACTTACTGTAGCATCAGTAATTGAAGAAGAGATTATTGAGGGTACAGAAGTAATGGTATTACTCTTTACATTACCTTGAGTACCATTAGTTAAGTAGAATACTACATTGGTTATTTTTGCACCTGCTGCAGGTTTCTTACCGAAGGTTCCATCCCCAAACATTATGTAAGGGTTAAGAGCTTCATCTACTGAAACCATAAAGTGTTTATCCGTTGGCTTTGATTTTGCAAAGGTATCTACCAATACCCAAGTTTCTCCACCTATCTGTAAAGACATAGAGCCCTGTTCATAGTACTTACCATTAGGCAATGTACCAAGGTGAACTATTACCCTGTCTCCAGTAGGTATTAGCATATTATTAAGAGCACTTGCAGTATATTTCTCATGTTGAATTATAGGTACTTTACATGTGGTTACATTTGAATACCAAGTTACATCTCTAGCAGATAACCAAGAGTTACCACTGGAATCCGTAAATAGAGTTCCTTGAGGTATGGTTAATTTAGCTCCAATGGGATTACCAGTAATACTTCTGGATAAGATTACATCTACTGTAGCAGCAATCGCTGCTCGAGCATGGTAATCTACCAATGCCCCATGTTTAACTACCGAATCATACCTCCTTGCAGTAGATAGGAAAGTTTCCCTTGCCATGTTATCTACGTAGTAATGAAGTACTTCGGCAATTGCCGCAAACAATGAGAGGATGATAATTAAGATATTACCCTCCGAATAATCCGTTATGAGTTTCTGACCTTGAGGGTCTTTGAGTCCCATAAGGGATTCAACCAGCTTGGCCTTAATCTGTTGATAAGACCTCTGGTATGGGTTAAGCCATTTATTTGTGATTCCCATATTATTGTGTATTTAATGAATTATCCGAACTGTCATAGGTGATATCGAGGTACTGACTAGAATTTGTTCCATTTACTACATATGTTACTTCTATGTGTATTTTTGCATCAACTCTAGTAACGGTGATATTTTGGAAGGTTATCCTTTGTTCCCAAGCACCTATGGCTTGTTTTAAAAACTCTTTAATTATAAAACTTAGGGCTTGTGAGTTTGGCTCCTCAATACATTGCCATAATTTACTACCAAAGTTTTCCTGTCGAAATCTCTGGCCTATCATGTAGTATAATATTGAACTTATATTATCTCTGATAAGTTTAAAATCCCCATTTACTGGGTACCAACCTCTTTCACCCTTTTCATTAGTTGTAAGTTGGATAGGGTAAGTTACACCTATACCAACTAAGTCTGTAAAGTAATTCTTTTCCATTAGTGTATGCAGGTTTTATCCTCATAATCGTCTACAACGAATTGTGAGAAAGGTTTAGTTACTTGAGTTACTGTAGGACCTGAAGAACCTGGTCCAGTAGTTACACCTGAGTGTACATGAGAATTGAACATACTGCGAAGTTGTTCTAGTTCTTGGATAGTTTGATTTAGTTTTTCGGTTAATTGAAAAATATTGATTACTCCACCATTTTCTCCAGTATTAAGTATCACTGAATCGCCAGAAGATACATTTATATCTCCCTCGGCATTTATTACTATCTCTTTCTCCGAACGAACATTTACAGGCCCATTGAAATGTAAATTGAGCTCTCCGTTATCATCATCTATAACTATTAGATTTCCTTCAGGAGTAATTATCCCCATTTTATGGGGGCCATCCAAAGGTTGAGGTATTTGGCTCATTCCCCAACCATGGTATTCCCAGAGTGGTTTAGTTGGATCTCCAAATTCAAAAGTAACAAATACCGTATCTCCCACTTTAGGAGCTAAGAATTTAAAACCTGAACTAATTGAACCATGTTGTCCTTTAGGATATGCCCAAGCAAATACTCCCCCCATTACCTCTGGAACACATACCTTTACTCTATTCATATGTTTCTCTACATCGTCATTATCAATAACAATGCCTCGATAAACAGAGTAATACCGACCAAGACCCTCTAAGCCTTCGTCGGTTATTATCTTTGCTGTTTCGTAACTCATACCCTTATTTTTCTACATAGATTTGACTTGCAATTCGCTTATGCCTTTTAGCTATGTCTCGGTATACTCGATTAGCTATGGCCATATAATTAAACTTAACCCCATAGTCTTCAGGCACTTGGATTTGTTTAACTGATACCTTGCCCGGGATTAACTTACCCTTAGAGGTAACTGTATTACCTGTAGATAATACTATACCCTCTGCCAAAGCTTGAGGATTATCGGCATTTACTTCAGTATAATAAGCCTTCTTTCGAATAAACTCAGCTTGACCCTTGATATCAATTATGTCCCCCTTATCATTCAAGAAATGCTCATTGTAATATACCTTCTCATTATAAGTAAAGTTAAGATTAAGATTCTGAGAAGTACTTAGGGCTTTTTTATCTTGACCCTTTGTAGTTTTGGCATTAGCTTTAGCATCATTAGCTACGATATTTTGAGTAGATAAATCAGTTTTAGAAGTTACAGAGCCAGACTTGGAATTGTTCTTTACTAATTCCATATTAGTTATATACCCTTGACCGGCATCCATAGAATGAGTACACTGTTTTATATACCAAAGCCCTGACCAACGTTTCCCTACATTATCTATTCGGATTATTTGAGAAGTTGCTAGCATAGGTCTACCTACTACCTGAAGTTGACATACTAACCTTTTCTCAGTTTGCTTTAAACCACCATTGGCATTAGCATTAGCTGCCCAAGCATACTTATCGGCACCACCATATCTACTGAATAGGTTATGGTAGAGTTTATAAATCGGAACTTTAAGGTTTACCCTTTTCATATGTCTTACCTTAACCCTCTTACCATATTGACCTTGACCATAACCCTTAGTAGTATCAACTTCCATATCGGATAATACCTCAGTATAGGGGTCTTTCTTTAAAGCTTCGAAACCTCTCTCTGAAGCAGGTAATATTCCAGCTTGAAAATTGATACCAGAAGCTATACCCGCTCCTGCTTGTTTAGAGGTATAACCCTCTGGGTCATAATCTAAGGGGTCTACATACTCTTCTACCATAAATTCCATACCATCTTCATCTTCGAAAAGATACATTTCGCATTCTAATAGCTTCTTAAGATTAGCTTCTAACTCTTTACCATTCTTAGAGTTTCTTAGCACTTGCTTAAGGGCATTCTTCTTATCATCGGGTAACTCGTTAGCTGCTTGATTAATGGTAGCTCGTACTTCTTCGGTAGACATTTCATCAAATCTCCTTTGCTTACCTGCTTCATAAGCACCTACTGGACCCACTGCTTCATATTCTTCTACTCTCTTTTTATATTCTGCAGTTTTTTCCATGTTATACTGAAGCTGAGTGTCCCAAGCATCCATTACCTCTGTAGGAGTAGTAGGATGACTTCTATAATCTTCAAACCCATTGCCAGTAATATTAGACACCATAAGGTTATCTACCTGAGCCACAGGAGGTCTTAAAGCTAATGGAGGTTTATCCTCTGGCTCATTTATATTAGTTGATAATACCGATAAATCTTTACTATCTGGGTCTAGAGATGGAGCTAATACTGCTTTAACTCTTTTAGTTATTTTCTGAGTAGCAAAAGATACTCTAAGTACTTCCCCATTCTCTCCTTGATATGTATAAGTACATACCGGTTCTTCATGGAATTTCCGATTATGTATATAGATAACACCATCCCTTGAATCCACATACCATGGCCCATTAGTATACCCTTTCATCTTCTGTTCTAATTGAACTAAGACGTTCTTGCCCACTAATCCAAAGTCACTATCAATTAAAGCTTTCAAGTCTTCTGGCATAGCTACTTCTGCTACTCCACTGTATTTGTTAGCATAGAGTACTTTACCAGTAGTAGTACGGGTATTCTCTGTGGGTACCTGTAGTGACTCGTATACTTTATTACTTATTATCTGTTGTTCCATTACTGAAATATTTCTATGATTACACCAGTAGCATTCCCACAGCCATTGTCTAAATAGGTAGATAATTTATAGCCTTCCATATCCGAATGGACATAAGCAGGTTGATATCTTAAATCTCCAGAAGAATCAATGCACTTAATAGTTACATGAGTACCTGTAGAATCGAATACGGCTTCGAACTCTCTTACCTTAATTATTTTTATGGGCCCAGATATAAATTGACCATCAGGGTATATATATCCCCATTGAAGACAAATGTTTTGGTTCTCTTGAATCTCGGCAATATCTACAGTATCAGGATTACCCGTATCGAAAGTAATGGTAGCCAAGTTTTCTTTTTCTTCATCATATCTATAACTCCAGGTACTTATATACGCTCCAAGGGGTATACCTGTAATGGGATTCATTATAGGCATACCTCCAAAATTGAAAAGGGCCAAATAAGGTTGACCCATTCCATTATATAATATAGGTTTCTGTTTAGCTGCCATAAGTCGGTATTCTTATTAGGTTTCCCATTTCTAATTCCTTAAAAGGATTCAGTATCTTATTAGCTTCAGCTATGATGTACCACTTACCAGAATCACCATAATACCTGAAAGCAATATTTTGTAGGGTTTCCCCATCTTTAACAGTATGTTGAATATCGTTAGGAGATTCTGGTACTACTGGAGGTTTAGCCTCTAAGGAATAATCCCCATCGTTATACTTCAGAGCATAGGCATTATTATATGGGCTAGCTCCCTTTATATATTGGTTAACATCAATCATATTTAATACCTCCTGTCTTTTTAAGTGAATCGGAATTTATAAAATCTCCATAGGATAAGTTATATGCACTTACTCTCTTGAAAATCAATTCTTGAGTTGCTGCTGCAGGCAATAACCTACCATTACCAAAAGTAGCTGGCTTTCCGGGTATCCTTATTCGATAACCGTTCTGAAAGTTCTTCAGAGTATAAGTTGCTGAGGTAAGGATATAATTGTGGTTATCGAATATACCAGAATCCCCCCATTCTATCTTAACAATTGGGGGAGCAGCCTGGTAACCATTAGATTTAGACCATGCTTCTAATAACCTACATTTATTGATTACCTCTTCTGGATTTTCTGGGTCATTACAGTACCAAGACACATTGAATTGAATAATGTCTTCAGCTCCAGTAAAGTGATACATTGGTACATTGCGACCCATTGATTTAATGGTGGCCCATGTGGTTTCTCCTCTAAAATCTATTTCTGGAGGTCTATTCTGTAAGGTAATGTATTGAGTGGGGTTAACAGTCATGTTATATATCCTTACTTCATTCTGATATATAACATCTGCTTTAGCCTCAAAGTTTCTGTAATTAGTAGTATTCTTATTCCCCTTTGCTGGGTCTACTCCTTCACCTTCTTCTAACCTTGGGAATTGTAATTCCATTCTCCATTTAGCCTGGAGTTGTTTATTTAGAATAGGATTCTTAGACGATATTTGAGCTTCTCCGATTACCCCATTTGGGTTATAGAGTTTACCCTTTTGAGAATCATCCTTTGGAAGAGTAGAGATAGTTCGATTGAGTAATATCCGAGCTCTCCATAATTTATTTAGGGGACCAGTAAGAACACCTGCCGTATCTCTTGTAAGGTCATTGTACTTTTCAACAACCTTACCTGCTGCTTTATTTAATACTCTAGCCATAGTGTTTTAGTTTTATATTCCCATTACAAATGCAGCTCCAGTAAAATCTTGTTGAGAACCTGGAGCATAATCTCCAACTGCTTGACCATCTACTGAGATATTGATACGAGAATCTCTCATACCTTCTTTAATAGCTAACCTAACAGCATTAATAAATCTCTCTTCATTCTGGGCTCTAATGGTAGTTGGGTCTTCTTTCTCTTTATTCTGAGCTTCAGTATTCCTATCTACTGAATTACTAAGGTAACTAATACCCTCAATTAATAAAGGAAGACCTACAGTAATTGCTAATCCCCAGGGTCCACCGAGTAATCCCATAAGTCTACCACCTATAGAGGTTAAACCTTTTATAGCACCTTGCCTAGCCACTTGACTACCAACTTGGGCACCTGCTCCAGCTAAAGCCCCTCCAGCTAAATTACCCGCCATAGTAGTTGCTAATGGTACTCCAGGATTTGGTGTCTTAACATATCTTCCGGTTTTAGTGTTATAAAATCTACCAGCAGAATTCATACCGATACCGCTTGACATCATTTGGAGTTGAACCATGGTTCTCATAAGGTTAACCATTCTTACCATGTGTGCTTCCATAATGGCAAACTGAGTATTAGTTTTTATTGCTGCAGCAGACATACCTTCAGTAGAAGCAGTAGCAATAGTCTGTAAATACCCAACAGACCTAATAATACCTCTTACAGTATTAAACCCTGCAACTATAGTACCCACTACTACTGCAGTAGCTCCTACCCTAAGACCAAAACCTCCAACCCAAGTTTCTGAGATAGAATTAATTACTTTGATTATAGAGTTACCCACATTTAGTACTGGGGTAAAGATTCTACCCAAAGCCGCACCTGCCGTAACGGTTAAGTTCTCTAAACTTGATTCGAATTGGTCAATTACACCTGCATCGGTTTTAAGACGTTCTTCATTAAGTCGGTTTACTGCTCCCATGTTTTGGTCATAGGTAGCAAGTATCTTACCCATCTTATCTCTACCAGAAGCAATATCCCGAAGTACTGGGAGCATACCACGATTACCACGAACTCCAAAGATATTGAAGAAAGTTGGTGTTTCAATTCGTGAAGGTAAATCTACTGCGGCCTTAGCAAACTTCTGATAGATAGTATAAAGGTCTATAAGATTACCCTGAGCATCGAAGAATTCATCTGGGCTTAAGCCCAGGTCTGCTAAAGCGTTATAGCCTTTCTTTTTTTGGTTAACAAGAGAGAGTTGTAAGTAACGAATCATATTGGCCAGTGAGGTACCTGCCATAGAACCCTGTATACCCATATCACCCAATACACCAATAGCAGCAGCGGTTTGCCGAAGGTCTACTCCAGCAGTTGCCATATCTGCTCCTGCATAAGATATGGACTGGGCTAAGTCTGTTAAAGATATATTTGCATTAGTAACTGCAGTATATAAATCATCGGTTACTCTAGCGGCTTCTCCCATTGGGATTTGGTACATTGACATGATATTGGTCATCAAGTCAGCTACACCACCTTTCTGTCCCACTGGCATTGTAAAGATTGAAGCCAGCTTAGATGCTGGCCCAATCATTTCTTTAATAGCATCGAATTTATTACCCGCCATAGCCAGGTATCTTTGTCCTGATGCAACATCCGAAGCAGTAAGAGGAGTTATCTCATTGACATCCTTTGCCAATTGTAACATCTCCCTTTGTTCTGCAATGGTAGCACCAGCAATTTTCGAAGCAGTCCAAACTTCATTCTGAACACCCGCAGAGTATTTATAGGCCCTTGCCATTCCCCCTACGAGCTGCATTCCGAAGTCCATTGTATTAGAAGCTGACATCTGTATACCTCTATTCCAGGTATTCATATCATTCATCATTGTTCTGAATGACCCAGATATCTTGCCAGCTTCTTGAGAGAATCGGTCTTTTAAAACCATGGCAACACCGACCTCTACTATACTCCTACTGGTATTCATAATTTATTTTCTTTTCTTTAATTGTTTATAATATTGCTCGGCCATTTCCTTGAATATTTTCCTTATTCGATACGGAAGACGTAAAAAGCCGAAATAGTCTAAGGCTATCTCGGCTCTGGTGATATAAACAAAATCACTCTCTAACATTACTCTTCCGTCAGGTAGAAAAAATTCGGTGCCCAAACTATAGGATAAGTTCTTTCCTCTCCAGTGGTTGGATTAGTGATGTGAGACTCACCTTTGAAGATAGGGTCCATAGATAAGATATGCTTTCTCATCTCAGCCATATCCTTTGCAGTAAACGGAGTAAAGTTTTCTACCTTCTCCCAACTACCATCGACCTCTAAGTAAAGGTTCCGACAAAGAAGAGGAGCATTCTTAGTTTGTTTATCCAAAGGCAACTTCATAAACTCTTGTTCTCCCTTACCAGTCATACAATCGAATTTAATTCTCTTGCCAGAGGAGAGAACATATTCATGGTTTATCAATCTAACCCCTTCTGGATAGTAAGGGATAGCATCTGGCTTCTGATTTAAATCCTCTACAGTTGGAGTAGTACCGTAATCGAAAAGGAACTCATGAAGGTCTTGGCCATAAGTAATCTTACCACCATTCTCTTTGCCCCAATCATATTCGAATTCTACTTCCTCTCCCAAAGAGAAGATACGAGAATTAAAGATAATAGCATAGCGGTCATTGACCGGTAAGTTAAGGGCATCATCTATGGTTAATTTCCCATTGGGTGTAGCCGTAGTTCTAATTACAATTGCTGCAATGAACTTGGTAAGGTTCATCAAAGTCTTCATGTCTGAAAGGTTACTGAGGATATCCTCATCAGCACCATTCTGTTCTCTGATTTCATATTCGTAACCAGAGGGTCCGGTAAATCTAAATGTTCTAAATTCCATAACTGTTATTTTTAATGTTTACAAATGTTCATAGTACTCCTTATAACAACAAGAAAGGGGTGAGCTCCTATCACAGGAATCCCACCCCTCCACCGAATCTTAGTGAAAATAGACTAAGGAATTAGTATTTATCTGCAGTACCAACTGAGAACTCTATGGACTCAATGGTATTCTCTGAAGCCATTCTGTCCAAGTCTAAGCCGGTAATCTTACATGGCCATACCTCTTCGAAGACATGGGTATTAAGAACTGAGACTCCATCTTCGGCAAGTTCGTTTACAATTGCCGTTTCCCAGTATTGGCTTGGTACTAAACCACCACCAACTATGTGGTCCTGGCAAGAGTATAGCCAATCATGAAGCCATGTATCGGAACCTGCAGTAGTCATAAGTTTCTCTACGATAAGATTACCTATAGTAACCCTACCTGCAGTTTTAACGTCTCTATTGACGTCCCCATGAGCAACCTGGTCAATTTCAATATCTGGCAAAGTACAACTTTGGAATAGATAAGTATTGATAGGGTGTTTGGGGAACATGATGCTCCACAAGAATTTCTTCCGTGGGTTTTTTACTTTTGCTCCCATTGTGTTATGAGTTTATAAGTTATTACTTGTTTCTACGATTGATACTGCCTTAGAAGCTGCATCGATTACAATCTCCATAGTTACCTCTTGCATAGGAACTACATCCTTATACTTAAGGATAGCACGGTACTTACCCTGACGAGCATCTGCTTCGTTATTAACCGAAAGGTCATCCCAAGAAGTTGCATCTTGGTCACCCATCCAGGTATACTCGGTCATTGCATCTTCATCTACCAATGAATCCAGTGTAGGTTTAACCTCCAACCAGATTCTCTTCCAAGTACTCCAAACGTTTGGTTCTTCGATATATTTGTTGAGTACCGGGCGAAGGAACTTCTTCAGGTAAAGGTTCAGTCTTACGATTGAAAGGAATCTTTCAGAATCCTGTTTCACTTGAGAAGAGAAGCAATGCCATAGCATGGTTTGCTTACCTGCATCTGGAGTATCTTTGATTACCATCTCATTGATATAATTCTGAGCAAGAGTGTTCAGTTCGTTATATCGAGAAGGAGAACCATAGTTGGGGCATACTGGACCAACTGCATCTCCAATAACCCCTCGGTTCATACCAGCAAAGGATTTCCAAGGACCATATTGAGTAGCAGAGGCATCTCCCAAACCAACAATAGTACCCACTACATCGGAATCCTGAAGATTACCGTTTTCGTTGTAGTACTTAAGTCCACCACCAAAGTAGGCAATGTACTTAGAGTTACCTACAGTATCAAGGCAAGTCTGTACCCAAGTTACCTGAGCTTTGTAATCTCTTGCCTGAGTACCTTGAGTATAATGGGTTAAATGTTTGGGAACTTCGATATACAGTACCCATTCCATCAATTCCTTTGCCATATCTGCAGCAGCCTTATATACCTTGAGTACATCTGAATCGGTAGTAATGTGTTGAGAGATATGTGAAATAAATAATTGGTAGAAGTCGGTGTAATCTTTTACCAAATCCAAGGAAGCAATCCATTCTTTGGCAGTTGGAGTGGAACCTGCACTACCGATAGTACCATTAAACAGTTTCTCTGTTTCGGAGGGTGCAGCATCTCCCACGGTAATAGTGATAGCATTCTTAGTACCGTCGATATCATCGGTAAGCCACTTAATTAGGTTTTCAAAAGAGGAACCTGCAGTAATTACCGGCTTAATATATTCCGAGTTCTTAGCAAATGCACTAAGAGCAAGGTAATCTACCGAAGTGTTATTGTTATCATCGGCAGTTTTGTAGGTTATTACTGGTCCCTGTTCAAGTACTTGCCCATTAGCTGAATATATTTTATAATACAAGGTATTAGCTTGCTTATAAAAACCAACCTGGAAAGTATTTGCACTACCAATGGGATCTCCATATCCCTTGGTTACTAATCCAAAACTATAGGTAGTACTACCTGATTTGAAAGTAATCAGAGCAGAGGGTTTAGCCGAGTCGGGTACAGCAGAAGCAACTGAAATCCCATCTTCTAAATCTTTAGCTTTTCTTGCCGCAGCCTGAGAAGCAGTTACTGTACCTTGAGCAGCTCCCTTGCCAAGTACTCGAATAACACGAAGCTTAGAACCACCCTGCAAAGCCTTTTCGATATTTGATACAGAACCATCTGGTACAATTTCAGAACCATAGATTCTTTGGAACTGAGAGAAAGTAGAGATGGTTTCTGATGGGTCATCGTATGGGCCCTTAGTAGTTCTAGCCAATACACAAGAAACTCCTAACATGGGAGTAGTTTGAAGAACATTGTTGTTCTTAAACTTAAAGTCAATGTGAGGTGAAGTTGGCATAATTCTATTGTGATTAAAGTTAATTACTCGTTTAATTTATACCCTAGAGTATTGTACCTATACCTTAGGTACTTTTAACTCTAGCATCTCATTTTCGTTTTGTTCTAACAATCCAATAAGAACCGATATATCCTTGATGGGTGTAAGAGTACCTTCTCCCAAAGCTTTTTCTGGAAGAATACCGTCTTTACATACATAAGTGTATACCTTCTCAAGTATACCATGTTCTACATCTGGATGGTCATAATAATTACCAATCTCAATGAATAGGTTTCCGGTGGGAGCAAGCCTGCCCTTTTCCCATTCCTCTAAGTCATTGAAGTATGGTCTCACGTATCCTCTAGCAGGTAAGCCAGTATATAAGATTGTATGTAGCAATCTCATATCTGCTTGTGTTTGAGAAACCAGATGTACATCTATGGTAATATCCTTAGTTTCATAAGGAAACTCTGAAGCTTGGTAATTACCATCCTCAAGTTTATCACCAATGATGTATTTATTCACACCAATATCTCCAGCATAATAACCCTGTAGTTCTATGGTTATTCTTGGGAGAGTCTTTGGGCCTTTTACTTGATTATTCCCTATACCAAAAAGTGGTATAAACTTCTTCATACCTTTAATTGCCTCTTGAAATCTTTTTTCGTTTTCTTGAGACAAAGGTAAGAAGTCTTCGGGGTTTAAGGTAAGACCCATTTCCAACATTGTACTAAGTAGAGAGATATAAAAAGTTCTTTCTACTATTTCTTCTGAGTTTACCATTAAAGTCCTAATCTAATATTTAACTGAACACTTTGATTGCCATTGTCATTAATATACCCATTATAAGTTACCTGAATACCTCCAAAACCATTCATTATGGTTTGTAAATGACCAACACAATTTAATTCACTAACCCATTGAGTAGCAATATTTGAGGGATAATCGGTAAGCCATACTTTAAAGGGTATTTGTTCAGAACCAATACCTCCAGGGAATTGACCCTCTATTGTCTTACTTATATCGGTTATCTTAAATTGTTTTATAAATTTAGCAACTTGAATACCGTTGATAAGGTAGTACTGATAACCCTTTACATTACTAATCTGAGCAGTACTAGTATTTTGACCAGGATTTGGGAATGGTATATTCGGGGTTGGTTCAAAGCCATACGTAGTAGTTCTAGTACCTGGAGATTGAGTTATATTTAAAACTATCTCAGTGTTAGGTTCTTGCTGTGAGATAATCTTAACTATAGCAGTTCTTTCCAAGGGGTCATAGTTACTGGGGTTATGTTCTTGATTAGTAGATTTAGTTTTGATAGTAAGCTTACCTGCGGCATTAGCTTCTCCAATTTCTTGGGTTACCTCTAACCAATCTGAGGAGCTTTCAACTTTCCAATCTACAGCACGATATTCATCTTGAGGCTTATTATCGATAAACTTCTGTTGGTAACTGTATACACCTATTTCTAGGGTCTCACCCCTTTTAGTACCATCGAAAGTATGGGAAGTAGTTTCTGGAGTGATACTAAAATAAGTTCCCCAGGTCTCTACTATTTTAGGAGCGGCCTTTTGTACCAGAGTTACTTCCCTTTCTACACCCTGAACTACTACCTTGAGAACCTGCTCTTTTATATTATTCATGTCTTCGTTTACTGCCTTAGGCTTTACCCTAATAGTTGCAGTACCAGTTCCGGATAAGGATGATATTTCGAAATCTGCTGCCATTATATAACCCTCCTTATTTCTTTTCTAATTTCATTACGTATTTCCTTTTGTAAGGCAGCTTTTCCACCAGCAGCCTTAAATGCAGGATTCCAAAGAGGACGAGGTGGTAAATTACCATCTCTACTACCATACTCTAACATGATAGCTATCTGATTCAAAGTCTTTCTTGAAGTCTTACCCGTATAGGTAATCTTCTTGATTCCAATTGGCAATCCGACGAAAGTTCTTTTCTTACCTTTTACCAAAGTAACTGAACGAGCATATTGCCCCGTAAGATTTAACATGGTATGGTCCCCATATTTCTTTAGGATACCAGGAGCATGTGGTGGCCATGATACTCCTGAACCTCTTGGGGGAACACCCGTATTCAAACTTCGTCTTACTATACGAAGAAGTTGATTACCAAACTTTTCTGTACCTTCCGCATAACCCTTAATTAAGATACTTGGAGTTTTGGCAATCAGCCTTTCTGCACGAGCTTGTTCTCGTTTATCTACGTATATTTCTAGAGGGCCAACTGGAGTCGATAGTGTAATATTAACCGACTTACTTGGCATAATTCTTACTGTTGTTTAGGTTTATCCAATCCCAGCTCCTGAGCAATTCTCTGTAACAGAGCTTTGTTTGCTACTTCTTGTGCAATCTCTATATTGGGAGCAGGTAGAGCTAATTGTATCTTGAAAATGTTCTAGTGTTGTAATTAAACCTATGCAATTTCGAATACATACTTATAGGTTATAGTTGCAGCACTCTGGTTAATAGTAAGTGTTATCTTCTTACCGGATTCTGATTGAGTTACTGTTACTGTGGCAGATCTTGAGGATTCAGCAGTGTTCTCATAAGTTTTAACTGAGAGCCCATTATCTACTATATTAACAATAGTCCAACTCGGTACATTTCGACTTGCTCCTACCGGATATATATCAGAGGTTTCTGTACCATTTATCACTTTCTTTTTATAAGAGATGAATGGAATCTCTTCGGTTTTTCCCAAAGCAGGATGGGTAATAGACTTAGAAGTCTGACTTCCAGGAGCACTCCCCCAATTAAAATAATAATTATAATATACACTTGCACCGCCCTGAGTGATATCCACATAATCGGAAGCACCTCCATAAGAAGCCGTAACTCTAATAGACCTACTACTTGTACTGGTATTCTCAGAAGCCCTAAGTGTAGTACCTGATAGACTAAACCCTGAGGTACCATTGGTACTTAAACTTGGAGTAGCACTATCAGAGCCATCCCTTGTATTTGAACCCGAAGTATAATTCGCATATCTTGGTCTACTAGCACTTGGGTACAAAGTTACACTACCTCCAGTATTACCGATGGTATAAGAACTTGCAGTTAAGCTTACACTCCAAGAGCCATAAGTATACCCAGTAAATTCGTTTGCTGCCTGGTATACTGGTACACTTACAGATTTGGTTTTACCATTTAGTGATAAGGTACCAGTAAGGGTTCCTACCTGGGTTCTAGATTTAACCGTAGTTCCCAAAGAACCTGCACTAACTGCGGTACCATAACTAATGCTAGCACCGCTTGTAATTGTACCACCTCCAGTTGTAGAACCATTCCATCCCCAAGTCTGAGAATATGATGGCATAGTTGAGAATGAACTTCTACTTCCTCCACTTGCAGGTATATCGGATACACTTCCTCCACTTGCAGTGATTTCACTATAGGTTCTATAACCTGCAGATTGAGAACAACTAATGGTTGCCTTCTTATTAGTTTCAGCTTGGGTTAAGGTTACCGTACCACTTCGTGTACTGGTAGAAGTATTATTACCCATAGTTACAGAAGTACCACTTCCGGATACGCTACCAGAGTTGGCTCTAGTATAACTTAGAGTAATTTGGTTACCATAATTATGCCCATTTCTTAATTCTTGCTTGTAAGAAGTAACTGAAAAGGTTTTGGTACCTCCAGTAGCCCCAAAAGACATAGAAGTAGGTGTTACACTCCAACCATAACTCCAAGATTGAGAGGCTGCTGCTTGAATAAAGGTTAATTTAAGAGTTTTACCCGATTCATCCTGTGTAACAAGAGTATTGGAATCCGACCGAGAGGTTAATTCCAAATTCTCTGAAGCAGTCCAAGGAGGTGTTTGATGATTATGATTAGCTACCCATGCAGGTTTATTACTAATAACATAATTTACCGTAATTTCAGACCCATTAGCTACTCCATCCCAATATTTCTGTTTTGTAGAAATAAAACTAAACCCCTGATTAGAAGAGCTTGGGTTACCCAAAGCATCAAAGCTTACACTACTGTATCTAGTAGTAAAAGTATATTTATAAGTTACCTTATGAATATCTTCTAACTTTACTGTTTCGTTATTTCCATAGGAACTGGCATTGGATAGTTCCAACCCCAAATAGTTTTCCCCTGTTCCTGTAGGGGAGAGTGCTAACAATTCAGCCTTGGTAGGGCAGTCATTTCCTGTCTTACCAAGGCCTACTTTAGTTTTGACAGCACTCCAGGTTGCTATCTCTCCCATGATTATTTATTTTTAAGTTCTTGAATCTCAGCCTTCAAAGCCTTAATCTCATCGTAGAGAAGTTTAACACCCTCGATTGCCAAAGTTGACATCTTGTGATATTTAACTTGTTTTACGAGTACATATTCTTCTCCGTTGATTTCTAAGGTTTCGAATTCTTCTGGATTGGGTACCGTAGATTTCTCTACTGGAACTTCTTCCACATATTTACCAAAGCCTAAGCCCTCGAGGTTCTGAGCAATAGTTCCCTCATCTTCCTTACCAAGCATACTAAATGACTTAGTAGGTATCTGGCAAATCTGGTCTAGAGTATGATTCAAATCTCGGATATTATCTTTGAGTCGAATATCTGAAGACTCTTTCCAGAAACCGGAAGGAGCAGTAGTCTTAGCAAATACTACCTGGTCAGTAGTTGCCAATCCCAATTGAGCTCTAGTTACTGTATGAGGATTATCCTTTCTACCTGCATGACTATTGATAGAAGTCTGAGCAGTAGTACCTGCAGCCTTAGCATCAGCAATAGCAGTAGCTTGAGCAGTAGATACTGGCTTATCAGCATCAGAAGTATTATTAACATTACCCAATCCAACCTGAGTTTTAGTAACTGTATGAGGATTAGATTTATTGGCAATGTGATTATTTACCTTAGTTTCTAAGGCAGTTACATCTGAACCAGTATCGGCAATCAAATCGTCAACGTAAGTTTTCAATTCTGTACGAAGAGCATTGATGGCATTAGTTCTATTGGTAATCTCATTTGCCAACCCCTGTACGGTATTATCCAAGTTAGTCTTATCTGCTGCAGTCATTACACCTGCAGTAGTCTTAGTTGCTGCAAGTATATCTCTAATTAAATCTGTAGCACCTTCATAAGTCTTACCATCTGCACTCTTAGTTTTATTATTAAGAGTAGCTCTTACATTAGTTGAATTATGGGTAAGAGTGAATCCAGTAAGAATAATTCCTGGAAGAGAACTATTAAAGGTATCATGAGCATTATCTTTTGCAATACGGGCCTCTTGTTCAGCTTCAATAGCATCTGGTAAGGTTTGATTAAGCTTTATTACACTATCGGCATCCATCAGACCAGCTTCTTTAGTAGTGGCTGGAGTTAGAGGGATTACCATCCCATCGGGTTTATCAATGTAATGCCCTTGACCATCCGTAGCAGAATAGTTACATAAGATAATAACATTACGCTTATTTTTGTTAGCTATTGAAACCTTACTAATTAAATTTTTAGGCATGCTAGATACCACATCCTCAAGATGCTTACCTCTACTACCTTCGAAAGCAGTACCTGCGATTTCCCCAATGATAAGAGACGAAGTATTATTGTCTACGAATTTAGTACCTGACCAACGGAATTGGTATGGAGGTTCACCATCGGCAACATTTATATAAATCTTACCAGATTCTCCAACTACGGGAGTTTGGTGACCTGCATCCGTATACAATTGAACATTAGTAAGACCTCCAGTGGGGCTTACATCATAGGTAGCATATACTTCAAGTACATCATCTACATATGAAGGCAAATGGTTAGCAGGTACTAACCCATTCCCATCCAATGGAGCAAAGCCATCAGCCTTACCCTTAGTTGCTACAAAGGCATCATGCTTAGCTTCTAGAGTGTTAATGTTATTCTGCAGTTTAGTATCAAGGGCAGTGTCTGCCGCAATTCTATCAGCAATCTCTTTATCAATCCTTGCACCCAATGCAGTATCAGCAGAAGTACGAGCAGTTGCTTCATCGTTTACAGCTTTAGTAAACTTGGTATCTAAAGCAGTATCTGCAGCTTTTCTATCAGCTACTTCTTGAGCAAGAGCGGCTTCTGATTTACCGTCCAAAGCTTCGATAGCATCTTTACGGTCCTGAACCTCTTGAGCAATAGCATTGGGTAATGTCTCATCCAGATTAACTTTATCTTGGGCGGTCATTACACCAGCTTTCTCTGTAGTAGCTGCTGGGATATAAGTAGTCTTATAATCTTCAGGCTCATGAGTATAAATACCCTCTTCTTTTTTAGAAGAGAAATTATGAGTTAAAGTAACATGACTGCTTTGTTGACCTACCTCAACTGGTTTATCACCAGATAAGATAATAATATTATCTGGTATAGAATCAAACAGCTTCTTATCTGCTGCAGTTTGTACACCAGCTTTCTCTGCAGTAGAGGCAGGCAATGTAATAGGATTCTGTTCTACTGTACCATCTTCAACTACGGTCTTAGTAGCAGCTATGCCAACAGTAGTTTCATTGGGAGTTACTGCACCAAGAGCAAAGTTAGCCGTAGAGATTCTATCTAACTCAACCTTATCCTTAGCAGTCATCGTACCAGCCTTAGTAGCCGATACCTGAGGCAAATCGAAAGTTTCGGTAGTATCAGCATTCAAACCGTTATCCTTAGTTACCGTTACCGTTACCTTATTAGCATCTGAAGCTGCAGAGATATCCGTCAGAGAATTGGGGTCTAACCCATCTAACTTAACCTTGTCTGCGGCAGACATAACTCCTGCAAGAGTTTGAGTTACCGGAAGTAAATTCTTGGTAGCTTCTACTTCTTCACCATATTGGTTATTTGCCTTATCCTTGGTTGAAGTCTTTACCTTGAAAGAAAGTTGGGTACCGGTTCTTGTTACAGCACTAACATCGGTAACCATGGTATCAGGCAAAGCATCAGAAGTACCTTCTTCAGCTACCAGTCTTTCTTCATGGTCATCGGTAATGTTAGTGAACTTATTATCTAAGGCAGTATCAGCATCGGTTCTGTCCTGAATTTCTTTATCGATACGTTTACCCAAAGCTGTATCGGCAGCAATACGGGCAGCTTCTTCTGCATCAATGTTATCCTGGAGAACTTTATCTGCGGCCTTTCTTTCCTCTCTCTCTGTATTTAAGTCAGAAGTATTCTGGTCAATCTTTGCTTCTAATCGAATATCCTCAGCCTTACGAGCAGCGATTTCATTATTCAGCAAATCGGTAATGGCAGTATAGTTACCATTAATGTTATCCTGAATACCCTGAATCAATTCCAGATTACGTTGAATATTAGCAGCATTCTGAGTTACCAGAGCATTGGTAGCATTCAAGGAAGTTAACAGCTCCGTACGAGTTTCAGTTACGAAAGTTCTCAACTCATTTACCGTAGTAGTAAGAGTATTACTTAAGTTAGTGAAAGTCTGTTGCAGAGTATTATCTCCTTGTTCACGCAGATTCTTTTCAGCTTCAAGCTTATTCTCCAACTCAGTAAGCTTAGCAGTCATAGTTGCTGCAAAGTTGGGATCATCACCGAGAGCCTTAGCAATCTCGGCCAAAGTATCAAGTACCTCTGGAGCAGAGCCAATAATCTTTTGGATAGCTGCCTCTACTTGTTCAGCACTCTGGAAATCTGAATCGTTTAATAACTCAGATACCTTAGTGATGTAGTTTGCATGTTCTTCGATGCCATCCAACTTGGCATATAGCAAGTCAGTGAAGTCATTTGAAGAAAGTACTTTACCGTCTACCTTATCTACCTTCTTTCCATCCATTGCCTGGTCAGCAGCAATTCGATCTGCTTTTTCCTGAGCAATAGCATTATTAATAAGGGTATCTTGGTTAGCACGTTCTGTAGCTTCCTTATCGATATTATTCTGCAACTCAGTATCACCAGCTAAGCGGTCATTCTTTTCGGTAAGTATATTTTGGTTGATACCCGCCATATCATCTTTATGGTTCTGAAGGTTGGTATCAATCTTTGCCTCAAGTGAAGTCTCTTTGGCAATTGCTCGGTCTTTCTCTGCATTAATAGCAGTAGTATTAGCATTTACCTTTGCTTTTAATTCATTCATAGCATCGGTATTACCTGCCTCTAGAGAATCAATACGAACTCCCAAAGCATTATCACCAGCAATACGGTTTTCCTTTTCTTGTTCAAGCTTAGTATTAAGGCTAGCTACCTCAGATTCCAAAGCCTGCTTAGCATTATCCAATTTAGCCGTAAACTCAGTACTCAAGGCTTTATCGGCTGCAGTACGGTCTGCTGCTTCTTTATCCAAATTTACCTGAAGAACTTGGTCTGCAGCTTTTCTTTCTACACTCTCAGTATTAAGGTCAATATTGAGAGTATCGATACGAGAACTCAAAGCACTATCAGCATTGGTACGGTCAACTATTTCCTCGTTAATCATATCCTTAACTTCCTTGTAGTTATCACCTACGGTCTTAGTTAAGTTTGTGATTGCCTCTGAATTTCTTTCTATATTATGTTGATTAGTAGCGATTGCCGTAGTATTGGCATTTACCTGCTCGGTAAGCTCATTACGCAAGGTATTGATAGACTCTTGCATACTCAAAGCCAAGTCTGAGATACGCTGGTTAACGTTAGCCAGACTTTGAGTATATGCTTCATCAGCAGCCTTTCTTTCGGCAATCTCCTTATCCAAGTTAGCCTGAATTACTGCATCGGCATCTTTACGGTCTTGGATTTCCTTATTAAGGTTATCTCTTACAACTCCGAGTGCAGCATCTCCAGTAGCAGACTTATTGTCTACGTATTCTTTCAGTTTAGTTTCAAGGGCAGTATCTGCATCCTTACGGGCTTGAACTTCAGCAGCTACTTCAGCACTGTTTGCCTCATCTCCTGCAATACGGTCTTCGATTTCTTGGTTAACCTGTTCTGTGATTGCAGCCAACTTCTTAGTGATAGTAGTTGCAAAGTTGGGGTCATTTCCAAGGGCATCGGCAATTTCCTTAAGAGTATCAAGTACCTCAGGTGCTGAACCAATAATCTTTTGGATAGCAGCATTTACTTCTTCTTCAGTTTGGAAACCGGCATCATTTATAAGCTGAGAGAGATGGGTAATATAGTTTGCCTTTTCTTCTATGCCATCCAATTTAGCTTTGAGTATATCGGTAAAGTCGTTCTTAGTCAAAGAATAACCTTCACGTTTATCTACCTTCTTAGCATCAAGGTCTTTATCCCCTTTTTCTCTAGCAGCAGCCTCGGCAGCAATGGCATTAAGTAATTGTTCTTTGTCTTCTACACCCTGCTCTTTTATATCCTCAATTTTATGTTCGAGAACTAAATCCTGAGCAGCACGAGCAGTAGCCTCTGAATCTATATTGTTCTGTAATATCTGGTCTGCAGCAGTACGTGCTTGAGCTTCTTGGTCAATTTTACCTTGAAGAGCATTGTCTGCATTGGTACGGTCTGTTACCTCTTTAGAGATTTCGTTGTGAAGAACTTGGTCCTCAGAATGACGGTCTACCTTCTCTTGGTCAATCTTACCTTGAAGAGCTAAAGTATCAGCCTGACGATTAGCGATTTCCTCGTTAATCTTAGAATCCAGTACAGTATCTGCATTTGTACGATTTGCAGTTTCTTCGGCAATCTTTGCCTCTAGTGCGGCCTTATCATTGATATGTAGAGTCTTAAGTTCATTTACACTTTCCTTAATCTCATTATCGGCAGCAATACGTTCATCTTTTTCCTTTTGGATAAGGTCCTTGAGTTCTTTCTCAAGTTCATCATTATCTTGATTTACCTTATCTTCAAGGTCTTTGATGTCTTCAGCATTCTTATCTACCTTCTTCTCAACTCGGTCGATTTCAGCTTTTAAGTCTGCCTTAACGGTATCAATCTTCTTATTGATTTGGTCTAACCCATATTCTAGGTTATCCTGAACTGCAGCTACTGCAGTACCCAGAGCAGCTTCGGCCTCCTTAGCACGATTAACCTCTTCGGTTAAAGCAGTACGAAGGTCGGTTAATTTATTAGTGATGGTAGTTGCAAAGTTGGGGTCATTGCCCAATGCTTCTGCCAACTCTTTAAGAGTATCAAGGGCATCATCAGCACCATCAACCAAATCACTAATCATCTGTTTAACTTCTTCCTCGGTTTGATATTTCAAATCATTCTCAAGCTGAGAAACTTTAGTGATATAATTTGCATGTTCTTCGATGCCCTCAAGTTTAGCCTTCAACTCATCGGTAAAATCATTTTTCGATAAGTCGTATCCTTCTTTCTTATCTACCTTATTCTTGATAGAAAGTACGAAGGCCCAGAACTCATTTATAGTTCCTCCAAAGCCAGCTTTAACAAAGTCATCATAGTAACCCTGTAATAACCGCTGGTCTATTTCTTCGCAGGTATAATACTTACTTACATACATATTTTATAAAATTTAAGGATTAATTACTGCACGTTGACGACCCAGTAAGAATTCCGAATCGATATCTCTGAATGGTTCTCCCTCTGAACCACAGAAGGCATTTATTGGTACATCCGGATTTTCTGGGTCTACATCTCCACCGTCCTCAATATCTCCCCGTATGCAAGCATAATCAGGAAGCCTATTTACACGGAACTTTATTACCTGGCCTATACCAGGATGAGGTATTATTTTATCCCAGATATCCCCGAAGTAATCTTGAAAGCAGGTGACAAATTTGTTTCCGGTCATTGATTGAAATGCCGTTACATCATTGCCATTACCTTTCATTTCAATATGAACTCCAGATGTACCATTAAGGATAACCAGATTACTATCAAACCAGATTCCACTGGAAGTAGTAATTGGGGTCCACCTCAGTACTAACATCTTTGCCATATACTTTATTTTTATTCTACAAATTCAACTTTGGTATCTCGGTCTCTCTTTAGGATAATCATGAAAACTAAAGCCTCATCCTTTGCCTGAGCAGTCTGAGTATCTCCAGAAGGCTTATACGTTATACCATTAATTACAAACCTATCTTGTTCCCAATTAAAATCCCAATAACCTTCCGGTGTAAGATAACCGATTTGTTCTATATAAGATTTAGAAATTAGTATTGATAAGTTTTCATCATCCAATTCTCCTGAAATAGTTGCCTTATTGATAGGCCAGTTTCTGAAAGCATTGTAGTAACATAATGCTTCGATTTGGATGTTATAATATTTAGGTATACTGTCTTCGGCATGACTGAGAAGCTGATTAACATGTTTGGCCCAAGTTATGGTTTGTCTACCAGCATCCCAATCTAAGAAGTCAGTGATAATTTTCTTGTATCTATCCCAAGAGCGGTTCTTTACCATTCTCCAGGGTTCTTTTGTCATAACTTAGTTAGAATTGATTTCTTACCACCTTTCACTGGAGCACTTGGATTTGGCCCATCTAATACTCCAGGTTGCCTTCTGTTAACTACTTTTGGGACTACGGTTCTAAATACTTCATCACAGAACGGTAAGTAGATTTCCAATCGTGAAGCTAACATACAAAGGTTCTTCCTTAATTCATCTATTAATCCACCTGGTTGCATTGCTTGAGAAAGTGTTTTCCATAGGGAACTTGTAGCATCTGCCAAGGTATCATAATATTGCACTTCAGTAGGCCCAGTAGTGATTTGTTTAATCCTATCACCTCGGGCAAGTTCAGGTTTAGAAGTACCATCACCAGTTTGTTCTTTGGTAGAAGTTAATTGACTTAGGTATTCTGAAGTACTTGTTAATAGATTAAGTATCTTCACATTGAGAAAGTCCCATGCTGCCAATTCCATTATTAATTGGTTTTCTAGTGCTTCATACCATAATTCATCAGTATACTTATCTGCAGGAATTTGGTGATTTACTAGAGGACCAATATAATATTGCCATTTGGTGATGTAGATAGATTTATCTTCCCTGGTCATTCCCTCTGATATCTCTGAAGGAATATAGTGGTCGATTAAGTTATATATTGTATCGGCTAATGCCGTATGACCATAATCACAAACTACCAGAGTCTTATCTACGGTGATATCTAAACCATTAGAGTTGGTTACATGTAGGGTTACTGTATAGAAACCGGGAGTTTCATAAGAATAGGAAACATGTCTTCCACCATTGAAAACCTCTCCCTTATCATCGCCAAAGTCCCAGTCAAAAATGGATTTGGCCGGGACTTTGGATATGACTCTGAATGAAACTTCCAGACCTGACGTAACGTACAAAAAGTCCAGATTGTTATTCATATTAGTCTGTCTTATGTAATTTTCATAGATTACCCTTTAGAAGAGGATTCGAATTCTTCCAGCAAAGCCTGAATAAGTGTTTCTACTGTATCATCTTTCTCGGCAACTATTTCATGAAGACCTGCTACCAGTTTCAGTTCTTCCAGGGAATAGCCCTTTGCAAGTTTTTCAAGAGTCATGCCTTTCTTGAACTGAGCATTCAGTCTCTTATCCAACTTTTCGATGTCGGCCTCTGAATACTTTTCGATTTCTGATTTATCAGCAATGATAATCAGATGGCCAGAGGCAATTGCCTTCTGAATCTTTGGTGCACGGAATTGACGACGAGAGAGTTCCTTGTCTTCTCCTCTACAAACGGTAATACCAGTTGATTGGTCATGAAAACTGTAAGCTCTTGGTCCCACAGTTACTGTATATTTATCTTTAGCCATATTTTCTAAGATTTAAAAATGATTAAAGAGAGGATAGGTCTTTTTAGTTACCTACCCTCTCAGGGAATTTATATAGATGAAACCGGGCGTCCCTTATTATTCTAGGTTAACCATCAAATATGGGTCAATGTTCATAAATTCGGGGAATCCAAAGTCTGAGAACTTCTTCTCTGCAGACAGAATCAATGCAGCATCCTGATACATCTTAGAGAAGCCTGTAGTCAGAGTAGCATAGATTGCCTGAGTCTGATTTGATACGATTCTTTCTGATTCAAGCATCAACTGTTTTGCAGTCAGTTTAATCAAAGCAGCAGTTGTATCAATCAACAGCAAACCTTGGTCAGGTGTTCCCGGGTGAATATAGAAGTTAGCATTCTTAGGTACCGGAGACTTCACGTTCAGTGTAGCTTCAGTTGTACCAGAATGACGTTCTTTGAATTCTGGCAAGTTCAGCATTTCGATTGCCTGGTCTTCACCACCAATCATAGTAGTAAAGTTACGTCCCATACGAGCAGCTCTTACCCAGATATGTAGCAAGTCTTTGTAAGTGATACCATTCATAGTTTCATATACACCGATAACCGGAGCAGATTCTGAACCATCGGGTTTGTTACCGTTGATAACAACATCTATTGCCAGAGTATCCATTGCATAACCAAGCTGAACACCGAAGTCACGAAGGTAGATTGCCAATACATCCAGAGATACGTAGTTACGAACTTCATCAGTAAGTTTGAATCCCTTACCAATTTTGAAGAGACTTACTGATTTCTGTCCAAAGCTTACATCTCCCAATGGGATAGTTTCTGCTTCGTTAACCTTTGCAGGTGCAGCATCGGACATATTAATCATCGGCATGATTGCGCTAAGACCACTGATTGACTGGTCAGATGCAATAATCTCCGGATAGAACGGAGCTTGACGCATACCAAGAGTGATAGCAGAACGAATGATTTCCGGAACAATCCAACGAACATCTTGCTGAGGCATCGTGAAGATGTTTTCCATTGTGTCGATTTTCGGATTGATATCCAACTTCTCGAACAATTCATCTTGGGTAATACCCCATTTACCAGTGGTAAGTTCACCTAATGTGATGTCCACAGGTTTTTTGTTCTGTGAACCTTGACGGTAAGCATCCAACTGCTGTACCATTTGAGGAAGTTCTTTTGCGAAGTCTTCTCTCTTCAATTTTGAAATATCAACTTTTTCCATGTTTCTTCTTCTCTTATTTAATGAGTACTTGAATTACCTCGTTTGCCTCATCTGCAGGTGTGATGGCAATGAAAGGTGTAGCATCTGTTGACTGGTTTGCTTTTACAAATCGGCCGTTCAGTAAGTCACCAGAGGGAACTACATATCCTGCTTTTAAGTCAGCAGCATTAGATACCCAGTTACAAATCATGTAACCTTCCACAGCAACAGTTACCTCTACTGGGAATTTGTTCTGTGCCTGGTAAGCAGGATTTACATTGTCGGTTACTGCCACTCCGATATATACCTGAGTAGATTCAGTGTAAGGTTCAATTAAACCGTCTTCTCCAAGAGCTACCGGTATACCTTGCAAAATTGTTTCACCATCTTTTACACAGAAAGCTTGGTGCAATTTGTGTGATTCACTTTTGTAAATCACCGCTCTTTGGGTCTTTTCCCCAAACAGCGTCATTGGCTGGTCTTTATTTACGATTTTAGTCATAACAGTGATATTTATCGATTATTACTTGAATTTCTTCTTATACAAGTCTTCGAGGGTTTCCGAAGTAGACTTGGCTTCTGCATTCGAAGTAGTTGCAGGTTTCTGAGTTCCAGTCTTTTCATCATCCTCAGCAATTGAGGAAGCACGGTTGACGTCCTTAGAACCACATTTTGAGCAAGTGAGAGGGAACTTCTCTTCCAAGCGAGCTTGGTAATCCTTGGTCAAGGAAATAAGAGTAGTAATACCAGTAGTCTCGGCATTGAGCATCGTAACGATTGTCTCATCTACCTTATCACCCATCAACTTCTTGTAGGTTTCTACGGCATTTTCACGGAGAGAAGCAATGTGATTCTTTCCTACGGTTGCCATTTCCTTCAAGTTAGCTACTTCGACATTCAAGTTGGTAATCTGTTCCGTAAGAGAAGTTTTCTCTGTAGTAAGATTATCTACCGAAGTTTGCAATTCGTTTCTGGATGATACCAAAGTCTGAATGCAGGCAATTACATTTTCCTGATTCATCTCTTTACCTTCTTCCAGGGTAAGCATGTTATCCCCGAAAAGGCTTTCAAGAAATTTTAGTAATTCTTCGTTCATGTTATTTTTATTTGAATGATTATCATTGGCATCATTATCATTAAAAGAACCCTGAGTATCGTCCTTTTCTTGATATGATGTTAAATCTGATTTATAATCAGTAAAGAAGTATTGCTTCGATTTATCATCTCTGTATTCTTCATAAGATGCCCAAGTTCTTTTGGCAAAGGTTGGGTTAATGATTTTACCATCCGAACCAATTTTCTGGGCAAATGAATCAGCACCATGTGAAACTAGTGAGGTCTCAAGGTAACGAACAATTTCAGTAACAGTTCTACGTACCATAACTCCCTTAGAGTCATAAGTACCCAGTTTCTGATAAAATTCGTTATCTTCCATTTGGGGATGGGATTTATCCCACTTAAATTGTACAGTAACCGAATTACTATGAATTGAGGGTGGCTCCATAAGAATTCCTCGAGCAATTCTTGGATTTGCCTTACCATCAATCTTCAGAATACCGTTGATACCTGCTGGTATAGTAAAGCTACCGTCTTTATAGGATTCCTGCCACATTACTTGTGATACAGCACCAATAGCATTACCAATGTTTGTTTCATGGTCACAGTTTACTGTTTGACCAAGCAGCATCTTCATAGAAGCCTTTAGTACTCCATTTTGACCGAAGTCTGTAGGATTCCAATTTTTCGATACGATTGTTTCCGAAAGTAATCGGAACATAGGTTCGATAAACTCTTCGTCCTTAGGAGTTAGTTCCGATTTGTCTAGGTTGGGATAATAAGTATTATAATCTATATCCCCTCCCCAAAATCCAAATTGAGCAATGGAATCCGGTGTAGGGTTTTTCCATTTGTAATAATTCTCTGAGAAAGCCTTGGCTCCCACTGCTTCTGGGATATACCCAGCCATAATGGTATGGCCTTGACCTATCACCATAGAATCAAGATGCTCTTTGTTTTTCTTTGTGAATTTACTCATCTTGCTTTAGTATTTTGGTCTCCTCGAGAAGGAGCCGGGTTTGTCTTATCTCTTGACCTACGAGCAGATTGGTTTTTATCATCCTGCCTTTGTTTCTTCTTGGTACCCTCTTGTGGGTCTATATTACCACCCTTAGCAAATTGGTCCTCAAGTGAAACTCTTGGTTCCTTTTCATCTGGTGAATCATAACCCATTGCCCAAGCATATTGCTCTTGGCTAATGATACCTGCCTTATACAATAAGTCAAGGTTCTGTATCTTATACTGAAGACCTTGTTGGATTTTAACTTCATCAGAAACTGTAGAAGTTCCCCAATCAATCTTCATCCCCTTATTATTAAAGCCTGCCAGACGCAGTTCTAGAGAATAAAGTCGGTCCAATACATAAGCTACAAGCATTTGGATATTTTTTAACTGGCTAATCATCTTAGACAGCATTATACCCGTTGCACCTTCACCCGTAGTAGATGATACCCCAATGATAGAGCCATTAACTCCCAACCCATTTGCTACAGATTGTTGGTTCATATTCCAAGGCTTCTCGATATTACCGAGTTCCTTAGTAGTAGAGTTAAGTTTGAATTCATGGTCATCTATATAACCAGCAACTACTCCATCCTTCATACCCTCTTTAACATTACGTTTAAGGATATTGAGTTCATGGTATAATCTAGATTCATAAGCTTTGATACTCTCGTTGGGTCTTTGTGGAGATTTCTGCATCTTAGCTTCTAAGAAACCAACCATACCACAAATCTCCATGATATGTTTGAAGTTAACCTTCATATCATTCTGACCCTTGAGAGAATCTAATGATGGCATAAATGGAGGAACTCCATAAGGTTCATCGGTATCATTGAACATACCAACATAGAAATAAGTTTCTGGGTTAAGCTTAATATAATCTTGTTGCTTAACAAAGAAATTCATATTCTTTTGGTAAGGAGAATACACCCCATTTAATTCACGTTTAAACTTGATGTGTTCTGGCTTAAGAAATAATATAGTAGCCAAACCATCAAGCTTATCATTTGGTACTCCTTCTACTGATATTGCCCCACTTACAAGAAGTTGAACAATCATTTTGTTAACTAAACCATCTATACCAGCAGTATATCTGGTCCATCCCTTGGTGGCTTTCTTAAGATGTTCTCTCATCTTTGAAGCCTCTTCATCGGTATTATTAGGGAAAGTTACTGTATGACTGGTGTTAGCTAACTTAAACATATCTTGCAATGCGATGCCCATATCAGGATTTACTTTATATAAATCCCGAATTAAAGGTATCACATCAACACGAAAAGAGGGTTCAACTAATTTAGTCAACCCTTGTAATGATGTAATTAAGTTATCGCTATCATCGTCAACTGAAACCCTACCAGGCGAAATCGATGTGGCAGGCTTCTCCTCTTTATTAGAGGATGTACCATTCTTGGGAGGGTCCTTCTTACGTCCCCAACCCCAACTAAAATTGAAGTACTTTTTCATCTTGGTTGTACGATTACGTTAGTTTTTCCTTTCCTTATGTGATTACATATTGCTTTTCCAAAGATATCATCATCGGCATATACGTCTCCTTCAAGGTCTACATCTACAGCTGAATTGTTAGCCCTATGTTTACCCATTGCAACAGGTCTACCTAAACCATCATAAATGAAGGTATAAGCTTCTTGTACAAAGAATGGGTCCTTAATGATTACGTGATCTAATCGAATATCTTCTTCCAAGTTTTCTATTATCACTGAACGATTCTTTTGGGTGGTTAACCAACCAGGGGATTTATCCATTTCAGGTCTACTTTTACCTTTTTTCTTCAGCATCTTCTGGTAGTAGTAAAGGTTAGGGTAGCCTTCATCTTGAAGCTTAGAAGTTACTGATAAACCAACGTCATTGGATTCTGGAGCTATTACTGCCCAGTTAAACAACTTCCCAGTATCACCAAGTAACTTAGCATAAGCTCCCACTGCCATTCTTCCCTTATATACTACTTGTTCTTCTCCTAGCTTATCCATACAAGTAAATGAAGAGTAGTCAGAAGCTCTACCAGTTGAAACGTCTGCACCAATGAAATATTCTTTATCTGATTCGGGTTCACAGAATTGTCGGTATTGACCATTAAATCTCTTCTTAATAACTGGGTAATCACTAAGGCAGTCTTCGATAGCTTTAATATCGGCTAAGTCGAAGACTGTATTACCAGATGATAAGAAGTCACCATCAATTTCTTGTGCAGTTCGTTTTGCTCCCAGAGCAGAAGACATTTGGTTATACCAATTGATATCTCGTTCTGGGTGCATTTGCCAGTATAATCGAATTGGGTTAAAAGGATTACCTCCTGCAATGGCATCTACCCAAGTTGAGTGATAGAAATTACCAACTCCATAGGGAGTGGAATTGACGATGGCAGCTCCACCAGTGGAAAGAGTAGGAAATGCAGCAGCCCAAATTTGAGCAGCCCATCTTACTACTGCTGCCTCGTCAATTACCAGAAGAGAAAGGGATTCCGAACGACCGGCTTCGGATGATGTCGGAATAGATTCAATAAATGACCCATTATCAAATTCTATCATGGAAGCAGAACCGTATTCTCCAGCTCTACCGTTGATTATGGGAGTTTGAAGGTACCATGGAAGATTCTTGTACATGAACTTAATCTTCTTAAGCACCTTCTTAGCAGTTGTGTCTTTGATAGAGATAATGTTTATCTTTTTGTTGGGATGGTACATCGCCAACCAAAGACAGTACATTGAAATAAGTTCTGTAATTCCTGCCTGACGGAACTTGAGAATGATATTGAATCGTTGGGCAATGAAATTGTAGAGAACTGATTTCTGAAATGGGTATAAATCAAATCTTACCTTTCCTCTTACTGGATGTATCACATAGCAAAAAAGGCTAAAAAAGAAAACATCACTAGAAACTCGGGATAGGTTTGATAGCTCCTCCCGAGTTAATGTAGTTCTAGTTTCTGAGATAGTCTTTGCCATTACTTAAAAGTTATACGTTATTTGAAATTCGATGTCAGTACCCATCCCTGATTTTATCTTCGGATAGTAAAAGGTATTGACTCCGAGTTTGTAATTAAATCTCTTAGTCTTGATTGAAAGACCAGCTCCCATATCGAAGAGATTATTGAAAGGTCTATATTTGCCATAGACGTATGGACTAAGTGATAACCTTGCAACTTTCTTTCGAGTTAATTGACCTTCATACCAGTTGTAGTTGTACTTATCTAAGTCGATTGGGAATAGTCTAGTTGAATAAGTGTTAGTCTCCTTATTGAACAGACTTAAGTTCAACTTATCTTTCTTCAAAACAATTTGAACCAGGGAATCTTGGTTACTGATAACTGGCTGCCTTAGTATGGAATCAGGAAAGAGAGTTGGCTGCTTATTATCATGAACTAAGATTTTACCTGGTTCAATTTTTTCAGAGTACTTCTTCTCTGGTTTGAAGGGTTTCTCTGTGTATACTGTATCTGGGATTTCATTGACCGCTTGTTCCAGGGAATCAACCTCTCGAGAAAGTTTGTAATTCCTGAAGCAAAGGTAAATAGTAAATCCTAGAAGTACAATAAACAAGGCCTTCTTAAATGTCTTCATGTTCAAAATTTTAGGAAGTTCGCACGCTTTAATGATACTATCTATTCGGTAATCGCTAAGCGATTACCTTTATCGAACGAAGTGAGATAATATCCAAATATACTACTTACGATATGATATATGAATAGCTATATATACGCAGATAAATATATAGATATATATACGTAGTATATTATATATCTATATATTTCAAGGTACCCCAGAAACTTATATATAAGACTTTATATATAAAGCTGAAACTCATAGTTTCTTGGTATTTGCCTTTTTGAGGCATTCCTTAAACCAATAACCTATTTCACCTACTGCCCCTTTGGCAATTGTATATCTTGCCTTGTTAAGCCAATAATGGTAATCCTTAAAATCGCCTTCGAGGGTATCACCATTCTTATGAAGGTAAACTTTGAATTTATCAGGGAATCCCATAATTGCCTTGAAGTCTTCGATTCCCAAAGGGTAGCCATCAGGTCTAAATTGCCTATCTGCAGGTCTGAGGGTTAATGGAGGTTTATCATACTCCAATCGATATACTCCCGGGAGAGTATTCATCTTTGCCGTTTTGATAGGCCATTTCTTTTCATCTTTGAAATCTCTAACCCAAAGTCGATGTATCTTTGCTACAGTTAGATTCTTTTTCTCAGGCAATTTTCGATAATCATACATTGCCAGAGTTTTACTAATCCAAGGGATTTGATTGGTATCATCTTCTGAAGAAAACGTGAGGGGTTTAAGTAGATTTCTAGTAATTGTTGGGTTTTTTACTTGAAATACTTCATTAAAAGCATTCAAGTATTTCTTACCGGTCTTTTTATGTACTCCAATGATGAGTAAACGCTTCCTTGACTCCTGAGAGTTTCCATAGTCTAAAACAGACCTTTCGTGAAAAATAAGTTTATAGTCTTCAAAGGTTTTTTGAAGATATTCTTTTGGGAGCAAAGATAGCAAACGAGGTAAGTTTTCAATAAGAAATATCTTAGGTTTATAATGTAAGATTGATTGAATTACTAGATTCAGGGATTTATTCTCTTGGGGATTGCCCAATTCTTTTACTTTTGAAAGCCTCATAATAGAAGATGCTCCACAGTCTGGACTTGAAAGTATAATGTCTGGCTTACAATCTGGGAGGGTTTCATCTTTATAATAGGGTATACCACCAAAGTTCAATTTCCACTGCTCTAAGCCTTTAGTATAAAATACTCCTCGAGTTTCTATATTAGCTATCAAATTCTTTCTAAAAGGGAACAAAAGGATGCCTGCACCAGCAGACACCCCTAATACTTTTAATTTTTTCATTTCTTGTAGCTTCTCAATTTAATGTACTTAATCCAAGCAAATGGCTTACGGTCTTCAAGATAACTCAGATTCTTATCATTATTGTGAGCTTCTTCTTCGAAACTTACATCATGATACCTTTCGTTCTGTTTATCCCACTTGGCAAAGCATAGGATGATTATGTATTCGAGGATATACCAAAGGTAGAAGAATCCAAAAGTCAGAGCTACTACCCACCAAAAGGATATACCAAATGATAACCAGAGTATGATACCGAGTACCAAGCCCACTATACTACACTCAATCTGCTGTATCTGATGAATACACTCATGATTGATATCATCAGGTTTACACTCTTCTATTTTGTGTTTGAAGAATGAGTTATACACCAGAGTAATTGCTTTGTAACTGGGGAAAAGAAATACTTTTGCTACCCAGCTGTTAAAATGACATCTTTTCATAATTTATCTTTGAAGTTTTCGTAAGCATTTCTTAGTTTTTGGTCGTAGGCATTCTGGGCATACCCAGGACCATTGTATTTTCTGGCAAAGCCAGCCCAGTCCTTTTCTTTGAGATTACTCAAACAACCAGAGTTTTTCATGAAATAATACATGAGTTCTAGTTGATTTGCATGAGATTCCGACATCTTATGAACGAATTCGAAGACATCTTTACATTCACAGAGGTTGTGATTGAACCCACAAATCTGGAACATTCCCCAACTTGCAGACTTCAATGCACATTCTTCGTCAATTTCTTTGGCTAATTCGAGTCTCTTATACTCGTGTACACCTCCCAAGTACTTCGATTTATCCCATTTAGGGAAGAAAATCGTAGAATATCTCTTACAAAGGTAAGCTAAATCTCTGTCAGGGAATTTCTTATGTACTTCTTTGTACATAATGTGACCCTCAAAGAGGATTTGAGGCCTACCATCAGCTAAAAACCCATCTCTACCTGCTGCTTCTACCAATTGAACAGCTTTCAATAGAGCAGGTTCTAGACCTAAGCGAATAGCAAGGTCTTTAATCATTTCATTTGTTAGTTTATCCATAACTTATCAGTTTTAATGGTTCAATTTTAGTAACAAAAGTATTGCTTATAACCCATTTTTAGGATGTTTCGAGGTTCTATTATCATATATAACTTATAAAATAATGCAATATGGGCAAGAAAAATGAATGCCAGATATGTGGCAAACCAATTAATTTAGAGGAATTCGATGAAACTAGAGAGATTCCCCAACTTATGGCAAGAAAACAAGTTTGTTTTAAATGTGCTTTTTGGTTTAATCGATTAGCTTATGATAAAGAACTTGAAAAAGAGAAGAAAATTGCCGTAATTACTCCCGATTATTCCCATTGGATAACTAGAATACCGGGAAGTATTTTAATGGTACCTTCTGCTTTTGGGGGAATTTACCAAACTAAACTCCAACCAGTCAACACACTTGGTGTTATAGATGAAGATAAAGAGAAACTTTTCATTATCCGTTATAATAACATCGCTCACCAGGGCACTATACCAGAGCATCTAAGAGATGCTTTTAAAGTAAACGGAATATTTCTATCTCCACAGGAATACAAAATGCTAGAGGATTACCGGGGTAATGCCTATGAATTTATTAAAAATAAAATAGATAATGCAATAAATAAAGAATAATTTCGTATATTTGCATAAAGAAAATTTCTAAATAAAATAGATATGAAAAAAGAAAAGAAAGAAATCAAAAAGCTCAAAGAAGGTGATGAGGTTATCTTCGTATTATCAGGAAGACCCATCACAGAGAAAGTAACAGTAGAATCTATTGATAAGAAAGGTGGATTTGCAATGCTTAGTAACCGGGTAAAAGTTGCAAGAACTCTCGGTCCAGATAATACATATCCAAGATTGGATGGGCAAAAGGGGGAAGTTCTTCCTATTACGGAAGAGAATGAAAGAATATTCCTTGCATACAAGGCTTATTTCTCGATTAAGAGAAATATAGAATTCCTTGACAAGGAAATAAATGGTATGAAAGATACAGATGCTTTCAATATGATGATTGAATTTGATAAGAAACTTACCAAGATTATTAACAAATACTTCAGAGAACAATGACTACGGTATTAGCTATAATTTACTTGGTATGTTTGCCATTCACGGTATTCTTTGTAAAGGTTTGCTTAGATTATTTACCGTACACTCATAGGATTCATTCCCTGATATTATTTATATCGGTATGGATAGTATTACCTCTATTTCCGATTTACCTATTAACCAAGTACCTAAAACATAAGTTGCTATGAGATTCTTTTTTGATAGACACGGTGATTATGCTGGGACATCAATGCAAGGGTGGGAGATTCTTCTCCTACTCTTGTTCCCAGTTGCTCTAATAATCTTCTTCGTATTCTTACCTTTCTTCATATTGTATAAATATGATTCTAGAGAAGAGGATAAAAAATACGAGGAAGAACATCCAGAAATACTAAAAGTAGATTCTTATATTACTTGCTGGTATCCCTGGCATAGGTATTCTGTTGCATATACCTTGGCTCTGATATTTTGGGTAATTGCTTTTATAATTGGGATATTATCTTGATCTCAATATAAGTCTTAGGTTGGAGCCCCCCAATAAAAGTTCAAATCTAACGGATATTTTTTAGTGGGGTTAAACTTACTGGAGAGTATAGGAGTACCATTGCTAACAGGGGGAGTTGAAACTTTTGTAAGAGTATAGGAACCCAATCCAGTTGTTTTTGTTGTAAAGTATTGGTTATCGGGTATATTGTAATTAGGGGAAAAAGCATTACCATCCTTATCAAGGCAGGACCAAGACAACATGTCGAAATTTCCCGGGTACATAGAAGAAATATAGACATTAATCATATGTCTATTTTGATTTACTATCCAATTCTTATATAGGGTACCATCAGCCATAGATCCACTTTCGCCACTAATATTGGTAGTAGCAGCAAAAAAAGCACTCATGTCTACTCCATTGATGGTTATAGGATTAAAACGTATTTCCCAGTATTCTTTTTCTTCGGGAGTAGTAATCTTAAGATTTATTTTATTACCAGATTCATTTTGTGTAAGTACACAAAGCCCAGAAGTACCGTCATTTTGTGCAGTAATCTGAATAGTATTGTCACTTTTGTCTTCCTCCAGAAGATAATCCGAGGTATTATTGATGCTAGCAGAATAACCAACTCCAATAACCCCGGACAATTTGCCATTTACATACTTACTCTTTTGAGATTGTATTGTCCATCTCTCAGAGCTTCCCTGTTTTATTTCTGCATATACATCTTTGGTGGATCTCCTCCCCCCCTAATTTAAGAACTTTATTTTCCATAATGTATAATGTTTTTAGATTGATACTGTTCCTCCTGCACTTGGTACTATAAATGACCCCTCTAATATCCAGGTGCTACTGTTACCTGATGTTCTAGTATATACAGCTACTTTATCTCCAGTAGTACATTCTATTCGAGTACCAGGTTCTGAGTCATTGGCATCGAATGGAATCCTCATAGTAGTAGTACCAGTTGCTGAGAGACCCTGTAAATACACCTGATCTGCAGCTGATGTATTCTGTGGCCTAGCTCCCTTGCCAAAGAGATAGTAGCCTGTATATGTGGGCAATCCAGAGAGAGTGAATGTTGAAGCCACAAGGGCCTTCTGAGTTACTGGTATACTAAGGTTAGCATCCCCACAGGTTAAGAAGATATGCCCTGAACGGCTAGCTCCAGTTTGATTACTCGATAAAGCGATCAGGGATAACATGTAATGGTTCTCAGGAGTATCCGCTGAGGCAATGGATACTGAGCACCAATCGGGAGCATTACCCACATGGGGAGTTTCTGGCTTTTTAGACCCATCACTACCCTTTAAATAGGCCATCACAAGGATTTGAGCAGTATTATATTTATCACCACCTAAAGGCAATGTGTTTGAAACCATTTTTATGTATCCACTATAGGTTACACCAGCCTCTTGAGTTACTGTGAGATTGATTTTGTTATTAGACTCATTTTGGGCAAATGTCAGAGTAGTAGACCTTGAGGACCCAGTATTTTTTGAATAGTTAATTTTTACATCTAAGTAACCATCTCCAACGGTAACTCCTCCCCAAGTAGCCCAACTTACGGAGGCTGAGTCCAAAGTACAAGAGGGTGTAGAGGTTGAAACTACTTTGCCATTTACCAGTTTCCTTTTGAGGGAAGTGATATGGTAGGTTACAGTACCACCTTTTGAAGATACAGTAACTGTACCTGTATCGGTAATTGCACGTGCTAGTTTGAATAATGTTTTTTCTTCCATATCTTTATAAGTTTTTGGTTTATAGAAAGAACTTTGATATTGTAATCTGCCAGAGGGATAAGGTGGATGAGAGCCAGGGATGTTTTATTCTCTGGTTTCTCTGTGTGTTATGTGGGCATGTGTGGTGTGGGATATCTTGGCATGCCCTTATCATGAAGAGTGATTTTTGTGGGTAGTAAAATGTGGCTGGGAAGTTCTGGCAGAGTCTTATCACGAGGAAGGTAAAAGTTGTGGTACTAAAAGGGGGGTACGGTTCCCTTAAATTTAACATTTAAAAATAAAAATTAAGGGACAAACATTTTTATTTGTCCCTTTGCTTTCTTAATTATCTACTAAATGATTATTTAAATTTTCTTTAAATTGTTCATTTAAACAATAACATAAGTATAGTAAAAAAGTTTTAAAAGAAAATTTTTTATAAATTGTATATTCAACTTCATTTAAATAGTTCATGCTTATTTGTTCAATCAATAGAAATTGCTCTGCATTAATTAATTGAAAAGTTTGCACGTCAATAATAGTAGATATTATTCTATGATTGGGCTTTAAAAGAATATAAACTACATATAAAGCACTAACAAAAACAGCTAATAAGATAACAAACAGAATTAATAACATAATAATTTTATTTTTATGATAAGGAGTAAAATTTTACTCCTTATCTGATTTTGTTTTACTTCATTGATTTTTTCACAATTTCGAGACCTTTTATTAATATCTCTTTCTTTTCTTCTTTAGTGTTTTCGCTTGCAATCGAAGAAAAAGAAAAATCATTTAAAACATAGACTTGTTTATAAAAGTCTATAAAGCCCTCAATTAGTTTTTTATCTGCATTGTTTGCAATGGTTGAAAGAAAATTAAAAGTTACGTTTCTGAACTTTTTGCGTAAAGATTTGATTTGCTTTTCGTTTGCACCCTTAAAAAGTTCTTTTTTGTAAATTTCTGTTTTTGTCCCTAAAGAAGTTTTGAAAAGTCCTTGATTTTTTTCTTTTACGCTTTTCAATACGTCTAAAGCAATCAAACTATTTGCTTTTGCGTTTGCACTTGCTTTTTCTACATTCACGTTATTAATTTGCTTTTTCATAATTAAATTGCTTGAAAGTTTTATTATTTATTATTTTTATTACCTTTTCAAATAGACTTTCAAGACTTTTTTAACTATTCTAATAAGGTAGTATTTGTTTCATTTCTGTATTGCAAATATAAGAACTATTTTTAATCTACAAAATTTTCAGAGAATTTTTTCTATAAAAATTGTTAATTAAAATTTTAAATATCGCTTTGTTTTTCTCACATTGCAAAGATACGAACTTTATTTTAATCTACAAACATTTTCAAAATTATTTTTGTGAAAAATTCATAAAATAGAAAATATTGTGCACCCTAAAAGGACTTAATATTTGCACTTAATTTTGGGGGTTCACAAGGGTAATCTTCACACGCCTTGTAGTGGGCATATATGATATGTATATGGAATAAGAGTCCTATATGGCTTATGCCTGTCCTCTTGAGAGTGTATTATATACCTGTATATTGATAAGGCCATTAATCGACTAAGGTGATAAAGAATTAAGGCCGATTAGCTATATCCCTATTATTGCCCTCTATAAACCTATTAGGTCCTAATTCAATAAGGCCATATAGGGACTATGTTAAGCCTATAGAGATTAGGATAGCCTATAAGGGCTTACTAAGTTAGCGTAAGTAAAAGCCCAGTACCTAAGTTAGGCCTGGGGCCATGTGTTAGTATTCGCAAAATTCTCGTTCAAGGTATATATTGAGATCCTTGAAAAGTTTAATGCCAGGTATAGGACCATCCTTTTCTTCGTCCCAGGTATAATATTCGATAGCGGTTTGTTCAATACCTTCGATATCGGTAATGGATATTACCCAGATTTGGTCCGGGATATAGTATTTAATAAAGCCTTGAGTAATGCCCTGGATGATTCTAGGTCCCAGATTAGAGATACCTGTGATGATGTTAGTTAATCGATTTTGTAATTCGTTGAGTTCCATATGTATATAATATAAACGGGGGCTAGAGCTAGATGCCCCCTTGGGTTAAGTAATTAATCGAAGTATACCTGAAAGGTTATATACTCGATGTTGAAGGTAGAATCGGGTTCAATTTCCTCTGGGTCAGGGATTTCGGATGAGAATTCCATAAGGCAATCATCTGTGTTAAGGTAGATGGATATTTCCTTAGCTTTCGATTGCATTAGTTCTGGCAATATCAAATCGAATTGTGAAAGTGAATTGGCAATGTAGGATGCCCATGGATAATCCTCAGCGCAATTTATTAGGGTAAGGATGATGAGGTTTGAAATTTGATTAATTGTTCTCATAACGTTTGTATTTAATGTATTAATAGGGGTACCCTGTTATGGATACCCCTTAGTGATTTAGCAAGTGAAAGGAACTGTTACTGTGTAAAGGTTTTCGAATTCATTTACCTTAGGTGCCTGACCAAAGCATGCCTCTGGGTCATAGGCAAAGGTATACCGTAAGCCTTCAAGGCAAGTGATGCCGGCAGTATCATCGTCATCGAAATGTTCTGGGTCATTGATGGTAAAGGTTAATATGTGTACCCCGGCATCTTGGTTATCGATAGTTTGGATTGATACTAGAGTTAAGTAATCAGGAATGATTGTGTTCTCCTGTAGTTCCTGTAAGTAAGGCTTAATGAAGTCTAGCATGCCTGATGGATAAGAAGGATAGGCATCAGGTGCAGCAATTAATGAAAGATTAATACTCTTTGCAAAATTAAAATCAGTTGTTAAAATACTTGTTTTCATACGTCTATATTTAATTAGTTATTATTACAATGCAAATATAAATATAATATATTATATATGCAATAACCTCAATTGCCTTCGTAGGTTATTAAGGGCCTTGAATTATATTTGCCTTAGTCCTTGAGGCCATGAATGGAGATTGCCCTTTACCTTCCCTACCTATAACTAATATATTATATAATACCTAATGGCTCTCGGTAATCTAGGTACCCCTAAATCACAAAATTGTCCTAGAATACAAAAATTAATGCTAATATAAATACTAAGCAAATAAATTACATACTTACTAGGAATATTACCTAAATATACCCCTTGAAGGCCTTAAATCCTATAAACCATTTAGCCCTAAAACCTAATATTTTAATTGCCCAATCACAAATCCGATTACCTTTCCCCAACCCAATACTTATTATATAATACATAATATAATAACTTGGTGAAGGCAATCAAGGTAAATTGTGATGGCCATTAATCGACAATGTACTAAAGCTATACTACCTACATACATAGAAGCTACATAACATACCTGTATTATATAATCCCCTACCTTCGAATTACCTTGAATGCAATCTATATAATATATACATATAAAGGGTACTCAAGGCAATCGGATTTAGGGGCCATTAATGGTCGGATTTATTTGCCTTTTTAGGCCTTTTTAGGCCTTTTTGAGTTTGCCTTTAAAGTGTGTAGTAGAGCTATATGGTATAGTGGCTATATAGTGAGTTGAGTGGCTTTGTATAGTAGGGGTAAGTTTGCCTAGCCTTGTTTGCCTAAATCCCCAAAACCCCCGGTGAGGTACCTTGATATATGTATTAGGTATTATTATATTAATAGATGGTATATTAGTTATAGAGGGGATAGGTAGATATTGTACCTTAGTTAGCGTTAGTATGATTTTGTTTTGTTTTTGTGTTGGGTAGTGTGGGAGGTACCCGGTATTTATTCCAGGTACCTTGTGGGTATTTATTCGATTAGGGTATACCTGTATGAAGGCATATACTAAAAGGATTATGAACTTTGTTAGGTAGGCTTCTTCATTTAGGATTAGAAGCCAGATCGTTACGATGATTTAGTATTATATTATATGTATCTTAGTATAATCCTATATGTGTAGGATACCAGGATTAGTGATGAGGTGTATAGGGTTAGGATTATTAGCTGTGAGATGATATACCTTATTTTGTTTGTTGGGTGGGTGTACTTGTGGGCTTGGTATATTTTCTCATTACGTATGAGGGTTAGGATAGTTCCTACGGATAGGATTATTCGGATTATGTGATAGATGATGTTCATGGTAGTGATATTATATCGATTATGGTTATATCTCTTAGTGGGATTTGTAATATTTCTCTTATCTGTAATCTGATGTGTTCGGAGTGGAGGTGGTTGTTGTTTATCTCTTGGTTGGGGTACCTTAGGTATGGGTTAAGTTCCTCAGTTCTGTATGGGATTACCATTTCCTCTGTGAACCCCTCTGTGTATTCTTTAGTGTGACCTGGTACCTCAAAAGATACCAGGAATTTCCCTTTTGTTAGCATATCGTTAAACCATTCGGGATGGTCGCATAGTTTGATTAATTGGTTTTTGATGTATTCTGTCATAGGTTATAATATTTTGATAGGTCTTCGATGAATTGTTCCTCTTCTTCAAAATAGTCCTGGTCTAATACATATTGAGATACGTAATGATGATAGAGTGGGCCAAATAATAGGGTAAATAGTTTACCTTTTGCTTCATCGGCAATTTGTTGAAGTTCATCATTTTCTTCTTCGGAAAGTTCAAAGATTTCGTTTATTATTCGGTCATTGGCAGTTTTCCAAGTTTTTACCAGTTCCCTGGCTTGTTCATGTATCTCTGAAGGTAATGAGTCTAAGATATGTTTAAGTTCTTCGGTAATCATAATGTTATTTGTTTAGGGGTTTAGCAATTACTGATATGAATCCTTGTGGATATAGGGTATACATAATTTGATAGTTCCCTGTGGGCAAAAAGACTTGCATTATGTTTGCAAGTAATGGGTAGATTTTCCATTGGTTTTCCTTTAGAAAGTTATTCCAGTCATCGAATTCTTCTGGATAATTACCTGATAGTTGGATATGATACTGTTCTTGGTCAGCAATAAATAAATTAGTTACTACCTGGATTTCGTCTGATTCCTTTTTGTATTGGGTGATTGGATACCAGATGCCTTCGGTTTTCCATTTATTAAGTTGGAACAGAGACATGCCCTGTTCCAGTACGTTGAGTAATTTATATAAGTTTACCATAGTGATTATTTATTTAGTTGGTTAAGCAATTCTGATACTGCAAGTTGTTGAAAGATTTCTGTTTCTCGGTGATCTGATTCCCATTTTTCGATAGCATTGTAGATATTGGTATATTGGGATATCATGTCCTCATCTTGTTCATCGTCTTGGATAAATTCCCGGAGATTTTCGAAGAGAACTTCCTCTGAAGCATATGTGATGATATATCCTGAGATATAAGCAGCAAAAGGTTCATCCTCTAAGTCGATTGAATAAACCTGGATATTGGTAGCTTCCTTGTTAATGAGAAGACCATCGGAGTAATCATAAGTATAAATGGGGTGGGAAGCAAGCAGTTCCCGGATGGCCTCTAAATTTTTTAATTCTTTCATAACGTGTCTATATTAAAATTATTTAAGAAATATTTCTCACTGCAAATATACAAAATTATTTCTAAACTTGTTTTTATAACTACTTTTATTTTTATAAATAGGGAGGTTCTGGGAGGTGTTTTGAGTGCCTCCCAGAAGATTTTGTTAATATAATTCATCGGCCAATAATGGTTCCTTGGGCTTATTTAATTTCTCTTTAGAACGTCTTGTAGCCCAATTCTCGTAGGGTTTGTAACTGAAGGTACGTGTTGTTTCATCGTATGCAGCATATACCATTTGTTTACGGGATATTCTCCTTCCGTAAGTTTTCTTAAGATTAGCAAACCAATCTAGATACTCCTGTAAAGAGTTAAAGATTTCTTTGTTCCCGTCTAAATCATTTTTAGGACGGATTTTCCATGTTGCTTCTATATAGCATTGGTGTAGGGTAATTGAAATAAAGTATCGGCACCAGCTACCACCAAAGATAGGGCCCGTGGAGATTTCTATCTCCCGGGCAACTAATGGACTAACGTTATACTTTGTCATGCAATTGAGAAATTAAGTTGGAAAATCCAGTTGTTTCTATCGAGTTGATTGAATGATATGAACCTCCCATCGTTATCGGTAAATTCATTCATGAATTGAACTGCAGCAGATGCTAATTGCCCCTTATAGGGATTAGTATCGGCAGTTATGATTGATTCGAAAATGAAAGAATAATAGGTGGTATCATAGATTTGTACCTGGTTTATATCCAAGCAATTGAGTTTGTAATCATCCTCTAGTTTGATTAAGAGTCCCATTAGGAAATTAAGAAGATTACCCTGTTCATCAGAGTCAAGTTCAAATGTAGATTTCTTTTCTAAGAAATTGCGAACTACCTTAGTTAGTTCGTCTGCTTGATTGTAAGTTACTGAGTTCGTTTTCATATTTTTGTCTATTTTAAAATTGATATGCAAATATAAGCATTTTTATTTTTATAGAAAAATATATCTAATTTATTTTTAGGGAGGCTGAGGATGTGTACACGCTATGAAAGGCAGTGGATTAGACTGCCTTTCAATTATTAAGGTAATTGGGGAGTTAGCAAATATAGAGCCTCTCTTATAATTGAACTCTCCATAGGTTCTAAAGAGGGTTCCTTGTTCATTAGTCCACCTTTCTTCTTTTCGTTTTCAAATACTTCATGTATGGCTTGCTTTATTTTAGTAGCTAATACCTCTGATAACTCCTGAGATTTAAGAGAGATAAGTAACCCTTTTCGTATTTTCTCAACATCTTGGTCATTCTCAGTAATGGGTTTTGCTTCTACTAATTCTTGTATACCCGAGGAATATTCATCTAACCGTTCATATCCCAAATGTTGTAGGTCATTAATGAAGATACTGAATTCATCGTAAGTAAGTCTAGTATCAAAACCTACTCCATGATATAGTTGTACTAAAGGAGTAAGGATTCTCCTCAATGTATTGAAATCTTTTAGATGGTCCAATTTTATTCCTGATTCGAGAGGTATTTTATATACCTTTTCACCCTTCAGTACTACTAACAGAACCATTAGTCTTGGTGGTAATCTTTTCTCGTTCATAAGCAAGTTTTTGTATTATGAGTTGTACATAGGTATTTCTCTCTTTATAGATAAACATTACCGAGAGAAGTATCTCATGTTTCGGTAATATCATCTGTATGAAATTGCCTGGGGCAATTACCGTAGCTACTACTGGAGAACCCTCCTGAGAGAAATTGTCCAGTATCATTTCTGCCCT